GGTTCAGGCAAAACCTTGTTGAGTAAGAATATCTGTATTAAATTGGCCAAACAAAATGTGCCGACCATTGTTGTCAACCATCCTTGGCATGGTGATAAATTCAATACATTGATTCAATCTATTCAGCAACCATGTATTGTGTTGTTTGATGAATTTGAAAAGGTGTACAGTAGCGATGAACAGGAAGAATTGTTGACATTGCTTGACGGCATTTATTCATCCAAAAAACTGTTCATGTTGACCAGTAATGATAAATGGCGTGTTGATAGTCATATGCGTAACCGACCAGGTCGTATCTTTTACATGATTGACTTCAAAGGTTTGGACGAAGCATTCATTCGTGAATATTGTTTGGAAAATCTGGCCAATCCAGAACCGAAAACAGTTGACACCGTTGTGAACATCAGCTCTGTATTCTCTGCATTTAACTTTGATATGTTAAAGGCGTTGGTTGAAGAAATGAACCGTTATGGTGAAACACCACAAGAAGCAATGCGTATTCTAAACGTGAAGGCAGAGTTTGATGCTGGTGCCGCATACACTGTTGAAATCTTTAAAGGTGACCGTACGGCTACCCGTATCAGTCCTTCCACTTGGAATGGTACACCATTGTCTGCAAGAGAAATCTGTATCAGCTGGCGTTTTGATCCTAAAAAGAAAACAGGTGAAGAAACTGCTGTTCTCGGTTCTGATGATGAAGATGAAGATGGTGGTTGGGGTGAAGAAGATTTCACACCAACAGATTTGGTGAAATTCAACAACAAAACTGGTCAGTTTATCTTTGAAAAAGATGGCGTGACTATGATTTTGACCAAAGAACGTCCAAAATATTTTAACTTTGATGCGTTCTGATTATGAAATACCTAAGTAAAGCAATAGCAGGTCTTGGATGTATTGCGTTAGCCTTTTGGGGATATGAACACAATATTGAAGATTCTGTTTGGTTGGTAGTCTTAGGTGTTTTACTTTTACTGGACCTAGAATGAAACATACAATATTGTTGCAAGTCAGGGAGATGATGGATCGAGACTGGAGTTTGCTAGAGATAGCAACAAAACTCCGTATTGATCCTGAAATTGTTAGAATAGCAATGGACATTATACAGGACCTATTAACATGAGTACAGAAGAAGATAAAATCAAGCGTACCAAGCGTATGCAAAAAGATGAATGTGCCGTGGCCAAGCAAGTTAAGATTGCCAAGTCACAAGGTATGGATGTTAAGGAGGCACACAAGTTTGCTAAACACCACGCCATGGATTGTGGACGGTCTGGATGTATGTTATGCAGTAGTCCTAGGAAAGTCTGGAACGAGTCCACCATCCAGGAAAAGTCCTTTGAGCAGACTTCCAAGTGGATGTACGAATAAACTGTTGTATTCCTAATACAACCGCTTGCCACTTGCCTAAATTTATGATATAATTGATTCACCGAATAACTGGAGTTTTTATAATGAGTTTAAACAGAAACCAAAAAGCGTTTGTCACAGCGGCAGAAGCAATCTTTGGTGAGAAAGCAATTCTTAACCGTGACCAAATTCAACGTGTCGTGGAAGAAAACAGCATCACATTCCCCTATTGGTTTGTAACCAAGTCTGAATTTCGTGCTGAACGTGGTCAGTATCAACTACCTGACATTGGCACAAAACCTAAAATTAAAGAACCTGAATTTGAAGTAGCATTGGCTGCACAAGTTTTAGAATTTAAACAACCTAAATTGATTGATGATTCTGATGTATCAATCCCTGTAAAATACCCTGATTATGTACCATTTGGATTTTTTAAAGATTTGCGTAATGTCATTAACTCTGATATGTTTTATCCTGTGTTCATTACAGGCCTTTCTGGTAATGGTAAAACCCTCATGGTGGAACAAGTTTGCTCGGAACTCGGGCGGGAGTGCATTAGAGTTAACATTAGTATTGAAACTGATGAATCGGATTTGCTCGGGGGTCCTACTCTTGTTAATGGGAACGTTGTTAATCGTGACGGTCCAGTTATTACAGCAATGAAGCGAGGTGCAATTCTACTGATTGATGAGGTAGATCGTGGTTCAAATAAGTTAATGTGTTTGCAAGGTATCTTAGAAGGCAAACCATACTACAACAAGAAAAACGGTGAGATGGTTTATCCAAAGAATGGCTTCAATGTGGTTGCTACTGCAAACACCAAAGGCCGTGGTTCAGAAGAAGGTCGTTATCTATCACAGATTCTTGATGATGCTTTCTTGGAACGTTTCCCGATTACTGTTGAACAGGAATATCCTGATGCAAAAACAGAAAAGAAAATTTTGTTACCATTGATTGATGACAAAGAATTTGTAGACCATTTGGTCCAATGGGCTGACATTGTTCGTCAGTCCTTTGACCAAGGCGCCGTAGATGAAATTATCTCTACTCGCCGACTTGTCCATATTGCCAAGGCATTCAAAATGTTTGGTGATAGGATGAAAGCCATTGAATTGTGTGTCAGCCGTTTTGATGCTGAAACCAAGACGGCTTTCTTAGATTTGTATTCTAAAGTAGATGCTAAGGCAAAACCTGAAACAGAAACCGTGACTACAAAAATTGATGATGAAATCCCATTTTAATTGATAAGGAAATATATTATGAATACAGTTCGTAAAGGTAAGATTAATCGCCATGAAAAAATCACACAGGTTCTCCTGTCTGGCAAACCCGTAACACCTGCTGAGATTGCTAAAGTCTTTGAAGGTACAGACCAAGAAGCGGTGTTGTATCGCTTGTCAACCAACATTTACAATATCCGCAAAGATGGTGGTATTGTGAAAGTTATCAAAGAAGGTCGTAACGTCAAGGCATATCAGTTGGTAAATTATACTGAGTTTAACCTCAATGGTCGTTATGTTGGTAAGATTGTACCTGCTGCAGCACCTGCTGTTGCTGAAGTAACAGAAGTCCAAGAAACTGAAACTGCCGAGGCTTGATATGACCGTACAAAAAATCCTAGGTGTTACAATCGGCGCAATTTTATTTGCCGTTGTTCTAAGCTTCTTGCTTAGTTGGCCTGTTATGGTATTATGGAATGAATGCCTTGTACCTGCTGCTCAAGGTATCAATGAGGTAACTTGGTTACAGGCTTGGGGTTTGAGTGCGTTATCCGGCTTTTTGTTTAATAGAACCACAACCGTGAAAGGATGATATGGTATCCCGCACAGTTTATACAGAAGTTGAGGTTGATGTTGACCTTACTTATTTTGAAACCGATGATTTGATTGATGAATTGGAAAATCGTGGTTATATGACTGACACCAGTTCAAAAGAAATCGTAGAAGCCATTTACCAAAATCGTAGAAATGGCAAAGACTTTTCACATGAATTGGATCAATTGATTTATACTGTGTTGGGTAAGATGGTATGAATGATTGGGACCGTGATAATCTCCATTTCATCCTCAATACAACCGATGAATCGTTTGAAGAATGGTTAGACCAAGCAGACAATGATGACATTGATTATGCTTTGAACTTGATTCGTACCGCCAAGGCTGAATTATTGACACAAGAGCATGAAATGCTTGATAATGTTAGTGACACAGCCGAAGCTAATTTGTTAATTGATAGGATTCGTAATGTTGGAAAAAATAGTTGAATTTTTGAATGAGTATGGTTTTGAGATTGCATGGTTCACCATGGGTTTCATGTTCAGTTGTTTGTTGGCTGAGGCTTATGCTGACAATTTTTCTGGTGTGATTTTTGATTTTATTGTTATTTTGTTTATGGCATGGAGTGTGAAGGAGAATTATGATGAATAAACTTTGGTTGTTACCATTAGTTTTGGTTGTGGGTTGTGCTAGCAAACCACAGATTGTTGAGATTGAAAAACCAGTTCAACCAGAACCAGTTCAAGCAGTGAAACCAGTTCCTGTTGAAGAAGCAAAGATTGCTAACTATACAGGTCCTGTCGCTTTGAAGCGTATTGATGTTATTGAAGGTTCCCGTGATTGTATCAATGCAAAAATGAAACCTACTGTCGAATACCTTTCACAGCAAACTGCTAAAGGTGTTATTATGATTCCCGTAAACGTGCATTGTGATCCATTCAAATAAGGTGTTGTCATGTATTCCGAAGTTGTTGATAGACTAGGACTTTCACAAAACACTATGGAAACCATGGTTTTCATAGGTATTTTTATTGCTGTAATTGGTGTAATTCTGATTCTGTATTGGAAATATATCGTTATGGGTGCTTTGGCATTAGGTTGTGTTGCTGTGTTGGCAAACCATAAACCTAGTGTCAAAGATGTTGTACTTCCTGTTATTGAGAAAAAAGAAGAAGTTATTAATCAGGTAAAGATATCACCAGAAAAACCAATTGATTTGTCTGAACCAAAAGATGTTCGTAAAGAATTCATGGACAAATGTATCAACTTGGCTGACTACACCCGTACACAATGTGAAGAAATCTGGGATGACCGTGTACATGAAGAAAGAGCCTTAATTGAAAGAGATAAAGAATGATTGATGAAAAATTATTAGAATTATCCGAAAAAATAGATGACCTATTAATGGATAGTTGCCTAAAATATGAAATTGATTTCAATGTTATAACAGCCGTAGTATTGGCCAGGATTGTTGCTCTTTCACGACAACTTGAAGGTGTATCCGACACAGAACGGTTGCTTTCTTTGGCCCAATCCAGTATAATGGACACTCCAAATAACACACTTCAGTAATGCGGTATATATTGTTATTGTTTCTCAATGGTTGTGCTGTTTCTACAGCAGTCAATGGTGCAGTATATGTTACCACTGATAAAACAATCACCGACCATGTAATGAGTTACAATACAGGATTGGATTGCCAAACTGTTAGGGTGTTTGAAAATCAAACAGTGTGTAAGCCATACAAAGGCATTTACGTAGAAAGAAGAAAATGAAGATTGCAATTTGTTCAGACATTCACCTTGAATTTGGTACTATCAGCCTCGAAAATACCGAAGGTGCTGATGTGCTTATTCTTGGTGGTGATATTTGTGTTGCTCATGATTTGACTTATAGAGATGAATATGCACTTATGGATCAGTTTAGTCGGTCTGGTAAATGGCATCAATTCTTTCAAGAATGCTGTGCTAGATTCCCTCATGTTATCTACATCGCTGGAAACCATGAACATTATCACGGTGATTTTAGTGACACTATTCCAAGGCTTCGTGATAAGCTTGGTTATCTGGCCAATTTACATATCTTAGATAAACAAATTGTTCAGTTTGGTGATGTATCATTCATTGGTGGTACATTGTGGACTGACATGAACAAAGAAGATCCAATTACATTGATGCATATGACCAGCATGATGAATGATTTCCGTTGTGTTCTTAACAGTGATCGTGTGGTGAATTTCAAAGACACTGAAGGTAAGTTTCATACTCGACCTGCTAAATTTTCACCAGAAGATGCGGTTGATGACCACAAAAAAATGGTTGAATATATACGATTGATGATTGAAGGTAAGTTTGACCAGAAGTTTGTTGTTGTTGGTCACCATGCACCAAGTAAATTGTCAACACATCCACGATATGCGGATGAACAGGTTATGAATGGTGGTTATAGTTCAGATTTGAGTGAGTTTATCATGGATCATCCACAAATTAAATTGTGGACTCATGGTCATACACATGAAGATTTTGACTATATGATTGGTTCTACTCGCATCGTTTGTAATCCACGTGGTTATGATGCTTATGAGGATCGTGCTGATAGATTTGTATTGAAATTTGTGGAGGTTTGATATGGAAAAGAAGTTGTATTTGGTTGAAACAGTCTCAATGTTTCGTATGCGGTATGTTGTAGAGGCTCGTGAAGCTTCTCATGCGGAAGATGAATTCGTTATGGAAATTGGCAAAGATTCTTTCAAAGAATTCTCACAGAAACACATTGATGAAGTGATTGTTTCTACACGGGAATTATCTGCAACAGATTACATGAATTTGTTTGATTCAGATAATGATTATTTGAAATCTTGGCCTAATGAACAAAGAATGTCAATAATTAACACAATTGAGTATGAAGATGAAAAAGATCCTAGTAACGGGTAGTTCTGGTTATATCGGCAGGCATTTACTTGATGTATTGCCTAATTTTTATACTGTAGGTTTGGATCGTGTATTCAAATCACAATCAGCAGACAAATTCATCCTACAAAATATCTTAGAAGATAAGATGGTTGAGGGTGAATTTGATGCTGTGGTTCATTTGGCTGGCCTAGTTAATGTTGGTGATTCTGTAAAGAATCCAATGCGTTATTATGAAACCAATGTGGCTGGTACATTGAAAATGCTTGAGCACGTTGACTACAAACATTTTATTCTTGCCTCTACTGGTGCTGCTGAGAATTCTAACAGTCCATATGCCTTATCTAAACGAGTAACCGAAGATATGGTACGTCAGTATTGCCAACTGAACAATAAAGATTTTACAATATTCAGATTCTACAATGTAATTGGTTCTGCTGGTTATGATCCAACAAACATGGATGGCCTGATGTACAACCTGATTAAAGCAGGTATGGAAACAGGTGTGTTTAATTTGTATGGTAATGACTATGATACATATGATGGTACCGCATTGCGTGACTATATCCATGTATTAGAAGTTTGCCAAGCAATTAAAACTGCCATTGAATTGCCATCTGATGGTACAATACAAAACTTGGCCACAGGTTCTGGATATTCAGTGTTGCAGATGATTGATTATTTCAAAGAAGTTAATAATATGCGGTTTGAGGTAAACGTATTACCAAGACGGTCAGGTGATTTGGCTAGAAGTGTGTTAGGTGAAGTTTCGCCTTACATGAAAGAGTTGTTTACAATTCAAGAAAAACTAAAGGTGATTTGATGAAGGTTTATATTAACAGTTATCGCAGTCATTGGATTTCTCCCTACGAAATTTTGGAAAAGGTTTGCTTTTGGGAGAAAGACAAAGATGTATTCTACAACCATGAAGATGAGCCTGACCACAAGTATGAAAAGTGGGTGAAACGATTGACCCCTATTTGTGGTGCCATCAGAAAGTTCCTCGACTTTGTACATCCCAAAATTGATTATGTAAAGATTGACCGATGGGATACATGGTCGATGGACGCCACACTAGGTATGATTGCTTTGCCTATGTTGAAACAGTTAAGAGTAACCACACATGGTGCAGGCTTTGTTGATGATGAAGATGTACCAGATGAATTGAAATCAACCAATGCACCACCAAAAGTAAATGAATATGATGTTGATGAAAACCATTTCAAGCGTTGGGATTGGGTGCTGAGTGAAATGATTTTCGCCTTTGAATCTAAACAAGATGAATCATGGCGAGATGCATTTTCCTCAGGTGACCACGATATGAAAACTGTTGCTGTTGAATGGGATGAAAATGGCAAAGCCACTATGTATCAATGGGTTGAAGGACCGAATAATACATACAAGTGTGACTATGAGGGAATGAAAGTTGTTGAAGAACGAATTCAAAATGGCTTTCGTTTGTTTGGAAAATATTATCAAAATTTGTGGGATTGATTATGACTAATGAAGAAGCATTGAAAGTTATTGAGAGACTTGAGCAAATGATGAAAGAATTAAAAGAGCGTGTCAATGAAATTGATGAACGTACACGACAATTCAAAAAATACCCACAAACTGGCCACCCAGATTTTGATTTGGGTCAATAGTGTATATGCCAGAAAATCAAAGAATAGATACAACATACTGGGACTTAGATGAAACAGTGCAATGGGATCCTGATAATTCTTCCGTTGAATTTTTAGATACGGAAGAAGAATGATATCTATATTGCACTATATAAGTGCTGTACGCAGATTAAAAGAGTCTGAAAAGACTGTTTATATGTTAGGCGGCGAAAGTGAATGTCAAGAAATGATATTGGCTCAGCGTGATATGATTAAACTTGAAGTTGATTATTATCGTGATGAATCTTTTAAATTTATTAAATATTTCATTTTTTTCGTTATCATATTAATTATTTTTTACATTTATAAAGGAAATTAAAATGTCAATGTTTATTGAAGTTAATTCGGTTGAAAAAAAGTGTCCAGTTATTATAAATTTGGATCATATTGTTGAAATTGCTCCTCTTGCCGCTGGTGGATGTGAATTATCAATGCTCGATGGTGCAGGAATGAATTCTAGAATTGCAATTCGTGTTTCTGATGAGTATACTCTATTTCAGCAATTTGTAATGCACACAGTATCCGCTGATGACATAGCAAAACGTTTTCCAAAACCTGAACCAGTAGTTACACCTAAGAAAAAAACAGGTGCACTAGAAATTCCAAAGTTTGGAGAATAACATAGAATAAATAATAAGGTAATCTACTTACTTTAGGATTTTCTCATGTTCATACTATCAATAGATCCCAGTGGTCTAAATCTAGACTGGTGCCTACGTTGTGTAGCAGCAGGTCACACTGTCAAAATGTACACCAAAGGTTCCAGAGCTAGTCATATAGGTCAAGGACTTATTGATAAAGTTGATAATTGGAAAAAATACATGGATGTTGCTGATATTATATTTTCAGCAGACAACCTTGAATTTATGCAAGAACTTGATGTTTACCGAAAAAAAGGTTATCCAATATTTGGTCCAGGAAAAGCAGCAGCTAAACTTGAATTAGATAGAATGTATGGCCAAAATGTCATTAAGAAATTCGGTGGTGCAATTATTCCTTCAACCGAATTCTCTAACTATGATGCAGCAATTAAATTCATACGTGATAATCCAAACCGATATGTGTGTAAACCATGTGGTGAAGAAGAAGATAAAACACTTTCATATGTTTCAAAAGATGAAGCAGATTTAATTGGATTCTTGACTAAACGAAAAGAAAAAGGCAAACCAGCAACAAAATTCATTCTACAAGAATTCAAGCCTGGTGTTGAAATTGCTGTCACAGGCATTTTTGGTCCTGCTGGTTGGCATGATTTTTGGGCAGAAGGTTTTGAATTCAAAAAACAAATGAACAAAGACCTTGGTGTTAACACAGGTGAGATGGGAACAGTTATTCGTTATACTAGAGAATCTTTGTTGGCAGATATGTTAATGAAGCCAATGGAGAAAGAACTAATGGCTATTGGTTACACTGGTATGTTGGACATGAATTGTATTGTTGATGAAAAAGATGGTACACCATGGCCAATGGAATGGACTGCTAGACCTGGTTATCCAATGTGGAACATCATGCAACCTTTGCATAAAGGTGATCCAGCCGAATGGATTTATGATTGTCTCAATGGTAAAAATTCACTAGAGGTTGAAGAAAAAACTTGTGTTGGTGTCGTAATGGCTAACTCAGATTTTCCATTCAACAAAAAAGATGAAGAAGAATATTTGGATTTTCCAGTAATCACTGATGATGCCGATGTTGATCATATACATCCATGTGAAGTAAAACTAACCAAAGCAATTCGTAAAATAGGTGATGAACTAGTTGAAGATGTGCCTGAATGGGGTACCGCAGGTTCTTATATTGTTGTATGTACAGGTGTTGGTGATACAATATCAGAAGCAAAAGATAAAGCATACAAACAAGTAGATAAAGTTAAACTTGGTAATGATCCACAATACCGTACAGATATTGGTGAAAAATGTGAAAAAGCTCTTGTCAAATTAAGAAGATTTGGTTTCTGTGAAGGATGGAAATATTAATCTTGCCAAACTTTTTTTGTTATGTTATAATTGTGTATAATTTTTGGAGTATATCATGAAGTTTGAATTGACAGGTCAACATTACAATTACTTGTCGTTGACCGACAAACACCCAGGAACAAAAATCAATATGGAATTTGAAGCAGAACATATTGATAATGTTCTAGATGAATTTGCCATGTTCCTGCGTGGTTGTGGTTATATTATTGATGGCAGATTGGATGTGGTGCCACATGATGAATGATATTGTTTATGGTATTTTTGATTGGATAAAAAATGACTGGAAGAGTAACAAGATTCGTTTTGTCTTGGAAGTTTTTACTTGGGCTGCTTCTATTTTTTGTGCTGTTGTTTTTGCCATCTCTGTACCAAATGTTCCTTTTCACATTCTCTATCCCGTATGGATCAGCGGTTGCATTATATACTGCTGGGCTGCTTATACTCGGAGAAGTTTTGGTATGGTCGCTAATTATTTGTTGCTTACCTGCATTGACACTGTGGGTTTTATTCGGTATTTGAACACATGAACATTTTTTACCTTGATAATGATCCAAAAGTCTGTGCAGAAATGCACGTTGATAAACACTGCATTAAAATGATCCTTGAATATGCTCAACTTCTTTCTACTGCTCATCGGGTGCTTGATGGCACTCTGTCTGTTGGCCTCAGTGAAACTGGTCGTAAACAAAAAAGATATGTTCTTCCTGACGGCCGTGAGTCTAAGCTCTATGTTGCTACTCATATCAACCATCCTTCAGCTATTTGGTGTCGCAAAGGTATAATGCAATACCGTTGGTTACACAATCTTTTGATTGAGTTATGTAAAGAATATACCTATCGTTACGGCAAGGTACACAAAGTAGAACGTGATGGTCTACTCTGGACATTAGAACGACCACCAAAAAATATACATACCGATGTATTCTGGTCTGAACCAACACCAGCCATGCCTGATGAAGTAAAAGTGGCAGGCGATTCTATGGCATCATATCACAATTACTATATAAATAATAAACAGCACCTTGCTTCTTGGCAAGGAAAGATTAACTCACGACCAGTTCCAAACTGGTTTCAAACCGCATGATTTATACATTCTTGAACAAAAATACAAATGAAATTGAAGAACATACAATGCGTCTCGCAGAATATGATGAGTTCAAAGAAAACAATCCCCACTTACAAAGATATTTTGGTCCAGAAAGCATACCTGGACTAGGCGATGGTATGCGCATGGATACACCAGGAACTGGTAAGGCCGACTCAACATTTGAAAAGTATGTCATCAATCGAATGAAGGAAACAATTCCAGGAAACAATATTGCATCTCGTCATAAGACTAAAATGCCAAGAGAGTGGTAATGAAAATTCGTCCTATCTCGGCATTAATGCGTCCATCTTTGAATAAAAACACGCAAAAGAATACACAACAAAGAAAGGGTGGAGACAATGGCATCAAGACAGAAAAAATCGCCAGCGGAAGAAGCAAACAAACAGCATTTCTCCTTAAAAACAATAAAGCCATTAACGGAGAATCAACAAAAAACATTTGATGAGTTTTTTGATGGACAAAATTTAGTTCTATCTGGATCAGCAGGTTCAGGTAAATCTTTTCTAGCCTTGTATCTCTCTCTCAAAGAAATATTAGAATCTGGATCATATTATAAAAAAATCATAATTATTCGATCAGCGGTACCATCAAGAGAAATTGGTTTTGTTCCAGGCACTTTGGAAGAAAAATCAAAAATATATCAAGAACCTTATATGAATATTGTCAATGAATTGGTACAACGTGGTGATGCTTGGCACTTTTTAATAAATAAACAGATTATTGAATTTCAGACCACATCTTTTTTACGTGGACTTACATTTAGAGATTGTATTATAGTTTTTGATGAATTTCAGTCTGCAACATTCCACGAAATTGATTCGGTACTAACACGTATAGGTGAAAATTGTAGGTTTGTTCTGTGTGGAGACTTTGCACAAAACGACCTAAATAACAAAAAAGAGAAATCTGGTTTTCAAGATGCGGTAAAAATACTATCCAACATTCAAGATGTTAAACAAATTAGGTTTACGATTGATGATGTTGTTCGATCTGGTTTTGTCCGTTCGTATCTAATAGAAAAAGAAAGGCAAGGACTATAATTAAATGGCGTTACAGACTTCAGGACCAATCTCAGTTGATAATATTGAAACTGAATTAAAAGTTACTGCGAGAAGTACGTTAACTCTCAACGATACCAATGTACGATCACTTTTTAAATTGCCTACAGATAAATCTACAATTAGATTTTCAGATGGTTATGGTAAATCTAGCCGTATTAATCTTGTAAGTTATATTTCTTCTGGAACGTATTATGGTTATACTATTAATGTAGCAACATTATCAGGATATAGTGCTACAAATGCTGGGACTTATGATGTTACAATACAAGCCAATACTGGCGCTATAATTATGCCACCATCTGGAGATTTAGGTAATCTTGCAGCTAACACAAGTGCAGCAACTGGATCATCTTTGAATATATTAGGTTTATCTTCCAACGACACTATAACTATTGTTATGAATGGTTGCGTTATGGGCAGGGGCGGCGATGGCGGCACTTACAGCATCATGTCTGCTCAAGATTCAGCTAGAATGTGGGGTAGACCAGCTGTTCGGATAAAAGGAACACCTTCAGCGCTTACACTCAAAGGTCCAAGTTCAATTGGTACAACAGCTAATGTTGGATTTTATGGCGGCGGCGGCGGTGGATCAACATATCAAAACCAATATTTATACAATATTTCAGGTGGAACTGGAACTAAAGGCATATACTTTAGTTGTGGTGGTGGTGGAGCTGGCGGCGGTATGGGCGGCTTGTACGGTACTAGTTATGCGCCTAGTGGAGCTGGCAAAGGAGCTACTACTTTTGGCTCAAAAGGTACTGATGCAAGTACCAGTACTTATTTCAATTCAAATGATGGAGGTTCTAGTTTCCCAACTAGATACGACCGCTATATATCCGGCGGCAGTGGAGGAGGGTTTATATTGCCAACTCGATCAGCAGCAGTAGCTAATTCAAGTACCGGTAGCGCTACTTATAGCCTTGGTGGTGGTGGAGGTGGTAGCGCAGGTATAACCACAATTGGCACATTCAAGACCAACACAAACTATGGTGCAGGCGCTCCGGCTCTGCAAGCAAATCCTCAATATACAGGCGCAACACCCAATTACGCAGTAAGAGATGGTAGAGGAAGTAATGAAAGAATCGATGGATCCTGGCCAACTGCCGGCTCCTATGCGAGTATGTATGGCAGCAATCAAATTTACTATGGTGACGGCACATACGGCGTAACCGGTGGCGGCGGTGGAGGCGGTTGGGGTGGCTCAGGAGGATCAACAGCATCAGAATATCTTTATCCAAATACTGGTGGTGCCGGAGAGTCACTTGGTGGTGGAGCTGGATTTGCAGTATATCTTGAAGATTTTGAGTATCTTTTCGGTATAACTGTAACTATTGAAAATACTGCAGTAGTATTTGGTGAAGTTGGTTACCAACGGGCCGGAGCTGGTGGTTATACGTATTTTAGAAACCGTGGTTATTATGGTTCTTCTGTACCTGCAGGAATTTATAGCAACATCGGAACATATTACAACAGGTAATTATGAAGTTATTTTATTGTATTTTCAACATAATTTCTGGACAATATGAAAAATTTTATTCAGCAAAAGAAGCTGAAGATTTTGTCAACAAAAATAATAACAAATATTTAAAACATCAAATTATGTTGGGTTTAGATAGAGGTGATTCTTTTTCAATCGCTCACTTACCAGATGAATATGTTAGTTATAAAAATGATAAAATTGTATTGGCTGAAATAGAAAATTAAAAAAGAAAGTATATTATGTTTAATTATTGTCCACCTAAAGTATTACCAGACCTAAAATCACAAACATTTCCTGATGGCAAACGATACTACGTTACACCAGCAGGAAACAAACTTCCATCTGTAACCACAGTCATCGGTGCTCAAAAGAAAGCATCTATTATGGCATGGCGTAAGCGTGTTGGTGAAGAAGCTGCTAATAAGATATCAAGACAGGCAAGTTCACGTGGTACTAATGTACATACATTATGTGAACGATATCTAAACAATGATAAACTTGGCGATATCATGCCGGATGCTAAAGAGATGTTTATTGCTTTGGTTCCATTGTTGGACAGAATTGACAATATACATTACCAAGAACAGGCACTATGGTCTGAACAATTAGGACTTGCTGGTCGTGTTGACTGCATTGGTGAGTTTGATGGTGTGCTTTCAGTCATTGACTTTAAAACATCCAAACGAATCAAACAACGTGATGATATTTTAGATTATTTTTGGCAAGAAACAGCATATGCTTTAATGTATGAAGAATTAGTTGGTGAACCTATCAATCAGCTGGTGACTATTATGGCGATTGACAATGAACCACCTGGACTATTCATTGAGAAAACGGAAGACCATATTGAGGGTTTGGTAAAAGCCATTGAATTCTACAAAAAGAATACTTGACAGACTAAATAATTTAATGTATAATGTGAAGTTATGGTTGTATGAAGCAACTTGAAATGTGTTCTGGACGGGGGTGCAAATCCCCCCACCTCCACCAAAAGCACATCCTTAACGCAACTCGGTACACGGATACCTGATTATGTGGTGCTGAAAACATATGGGTGGCAAAGCCGTGCTCGGTGTGTTTTTGATGGGGGTGCATAGTTTCGACAGGGCAAATAGTACAGAAGTGGACAACTCACCAGAGTAGGTGTAAAAACTAAAACAAAGTAACCGCAAACGACTCACGTTTCGCATTGGCTGCCTAAACGCAGACTAGGGTTTTTGGTAGTTTATCCTCGTAACAGAATTAAACTACCATTTTATTAATTATAAGGAGTTATTATGAAAAAAGTTATTTTTTCGACATTGGCCGCTTTGGCACTTTCCGCATCTGCTGTTGAAGTTGGTGTAAATGCAGTACAAGATAAAGCTACTGACCGTACAGGTTTCAATATTGTAGCTGGTGATAAGTTTGGTCCAGTAGGACTAGAAGCAGGTTTTACTCGCTTTACAAAAGGAGATAATGACCAAAATAAGTATGGTGTTACCGCATCATATGATATTTTTAAAACAAGCTTTGCATCTGTTGATGTTCGTACTGGTGTATCCTACTTGGACAACCGAACAGGCGATAATGGTTTTGCCATGACTGTTGGTGCTGGTGTTTCAGTTCCAGTGATGAAAAACTTGTCGGCTGTTCTTGTATTTGATCATCAATACGGTCAAAAGAAAGTTGATTCATTTAACGGTAACGTGATTACTGGTGGTTTGAAGTACTCATTCTAATATAGTTATGGGGGTTCTATAAAAACCCCCAATTCAAATGGTAAAATATAAAATCAACAAAATAGGCAATAATATTATATTGGTTAGGGAAGAAGAAAGAATTCCTAAAATCAAAGGCTTGCCTCCAACATCATCATCATGTATAATTATGGAATCGGAAGAAATTCCACAACTAATTGAATTTTTACAATCATGCCAACAAAATCAGAAATTGCAGAATTTAGTGAAATGATAGAGATATTGTCTCAAGATACGGGACTAACAAGAATGGATGCAATTGTATATCATTGTGAAACTATAGGACTAGAAGTAGATTTAGCAGCATCTCTTATATCTCCAGCGTTGAAGGCTAAAATTAGAGAAGAAGCTGAAGATTTAAATTTAATGAAAAAATCGTCTAAATTGCCACTATGAGTTTTACTTTTGAGGAAGGGTCGGGCTTTTCAGCCTTTGCTTTATTCAATGCAATCAAATTACATTTTACCTCTGATAGTTATGATTATTTTAAGTATGGCGGTAAAACCAGTGTCTCAAAAGATACTTTTGCCAACCGAAAAGACAAGTATACATTTTATCGACTTTCCAGGAAATACAAACTGGAAGAATTAAAATATTTTTATGTTTCCAACTTTTTAAGCAATAATGTAAATTGGGTTGGTGATATTTCTAATGCCGAAGGTGAAGAAACCTACAAAGAATGGCAAAAAAGAAACCAGCGCTTGACATATCAGTTTGAACAAGATATAATCAGTATCTTAGAACAGGCAAATAATCCTGATGAACTGATTGAAGTGCCATCTGCTGGTTATCCTGCTTTGTTATTAGGTGCAAATCAACACAAGATTTGTATTGAAACACTGGTGATACTCGATGACATTATGAATTTCTTTCCTATGTGGAACAAAAAGATATCTGATGATATTATATGGCCCGCATATCAAAGAAAATGTTTGAGATATAAGCCTTTTATTCAATACGATAAAGAAAAGTTTAAAACCATCCTTAAAGAAAGTATGAGAGAATTATGTCCACAAAAATAGAAAAAATTTATCTTGATATGGATGGTGTAATTGCTGACTTTGAAAAGCGATATAAAGAAAGATACGGTATTCATCCAAGTGAAGCAGAATCACAAAAAAAGTTCAATGGTTATTTTGATGATTTTATACAGACACAACAATTTGCAACTTTGGATTTAATGCCTAATGCTCATACACTTATTAACACTCTTGAAAATATCTTTTTAGAAAAAGGTATTCCAACTGAAATTCTTTCATCAACAGCAAATATAAAAAGACATGATGAATTAAGCACACAAAAATCCAAATGGTTAAAAGACCATGGTATTCTATTCAAGCAAAACTTTGTTCCAGGTAAAGAATTGAAATATAAGTTTGCTACACCAACTTCAATAATTATTGATGATACAGATGTTGTTATCAGTGATTGGAAGAAGGCAGGTGGAATTCCAATACATCATAAAGATGTGGAAACCACCTTGGCAATGTTAATTCATCATATTGACAACGCCTAAATATTATTATATAATGCATCATGTGGATAATCCGTTTATATTCCGTTTATACTAGAAAGGTAAATTATGGTAGACTTCTCAAACTTGAAAAAGAGTTCAGGCAATATGGCCAAACTCAAATCCGCCGTAGAAGCACTCAGCTCTAACGAAGGTAAATCTGATAAAGAAAATTATTGGAAGCCTGAGGTAGACAAAGCAGGCAATGGTATGGCAACAATCCGATTCTTACCAGCAGCACCAATTGATGGTGAAGATGGTTTGCCTTGGGTTAAACTCTTTGAACATGGTTTTCAAGGACCTGGTGGTTGGCTTATTGATAAATGTTTGACGACAAAAAATCAAAACTGTCCAGTTTGTGAACATAACAGTAAGTTGTGGAACTCTGGCATTGAAGCTAACAAAGAGATTGTGCGTAAACAAAAGCGCAAACTCAGCTATATTTGTAATGTCTATATTGTTTCTGATCCGAAACATCCAGAAAATGAAGGCAAAGTCAAATTGTTTAAATTTGGTGCCAAGATTTTTGAGAAAATCACAGAAGCAATGAATCCTCAATTTGAAGATGAAACACCTATCAATCCATTTGATTTGTGGAAAGGTGCTAACTTTAAATTGAAAATCACTAAGGTTGCTGGTTATCAAAACTACGACAAATCAGAATTCATGTCAGCTTCAGCATTGTTAGATGATGATGAAGAACTTGAAAAGATTTGGAAATCCGAACATTCTCTTTCGGCATTAGTTGTTGATACAGAATTCAAGGCATATGGTGATTTATTGCACCGCCTAGAAAAAGTATTGGGAATTAATGGTGATGCACCTGCTGTTCGTACTACTGTTGAGCAAATTAAGTCTGCTCCTAAAAAGCCAGTAGTTGACGAGGTTGATGTTACAGAAGATGACGATGACATGGCATATTTTGCCAAGTTAGCTGACGAATAAACTAAAGCTCCTTTCTCAGAACTTAGTTTGGACCCCGCCTAGTGCGGGGTTTTTTATTGATTAAACAACTTTTGTAGAATCAGCTATTAATCGTGAAATCGTATCTTCAGTGGGTCTCACTGATGGTATACTATCTCTTTGTGGTTTTGAATTATTAATTACTGAAGATTGTTGATTAATCACTGATTGATTATCTTCTTCTTTTTCAGGCAATTTCAAATTATTGTTTTCATTAACTAAATTATTTAACCTATCTTCATCTTTCCTTATACTCTCTAAAAGTTCAGGTGGAATTTCAAGAGGTGGTTGTGTAGGTTCTGTTGGTGGTGGCTTTGGTGGCTCATTATCAGGTACAGCACTTTTCCAGCTATCATCGTCTTCTAGCATCTTTTCTATATTCTTAATTGAAGTTGCTGTATCATCATCTTCTGATTCCTCAACCGGACGTGGTGGAGGGATATATCTTTTACTTTCATCTCTTGGTTTAGCATCTAATCCAATTTTCTTCCTTAATTCCGGCTTTAATTCGCCTGTTATTGGATCATACTGTTGACCATATTTTGAATCCCAAGAATCTGCTTGCAATTTTCCTTTTGGTCTAGGTTTTACTTTTGCATAATTTTCTACAGATTGTGATTTAAGAAGGCCATCTTCAAGGTCTTCAGATAATCTCACTCGATTGACTAACTTATCGTATCCTCCAGCATTTTTTATAGATTCTTCATCTCCTGATTCTAACAATTCTTTTGCACTTCTACCTCCTTCTCTAACACTATTTTCATATTCTTTTCTTTGTTCTTCATTCAATAATAAATTTGGATTTTTTAACATTTCGGCAGCTCTCTCAGGAACTGTTTCTTTACGTTCTTGTAAAAAATCCCATATTTTCATACCCAACCAAGCAACACCAAGTGCAGCTGCTATCCATGGAGAAGCTCTGAGAATAAATCCCATAAATCTAATAAATCTAGTCATATTAAATATATTTTTTAACCATTTTAGGTTTTTCAACCATTTTAATGGAGATAACCAGCTTAAGGACTTTACAAGCTTAATCACACCTTTTATTATTCCAGTAAATCTTTTTAAAGCGGCTCCTATTAATGTTACCACCAAGCCTTTAATAAGCATTTTCATTGAGTTAAAAAGTTCTTCAGCTGTTGACCCTTTTTCTTTTATGACTGTTTGTGTGCTTGTGCCTGTGTCTTTTCCAGTAAATTTTCCAAGAGCTTTTAATAACTCTTTGTGCCTTCTTTCATCCTTATCTGATTTTTCTTCAAGATGGTTTTTTTCTAATTCTTTTCTTCTAGTATCTTCTTCATAATTTTTCTTTATGAATTTATACATTTTATTAAGAATTGGTTTTAATGTTTCGCTATCACCTTCACTTGGTAATCTTCCAAGTCTTTCATATTGTTGTCTACCCATCATTCTACTTCTGCTTTTAGTAAAATATTGAATGTCTCCAGTTGAAAATCCAAACATTCTGCCAAAACCAGCAGTCGCAATATTACTTGCTTTTTGTCCCATGAATCCTGTCATAAATTTAATAATATTCAATGGATTAAATTTTTCTTTGATGCCTTGAGCCTTTGCACTTAATCTTTTGGAAACATTAAATTTTTCTTTTAATGCTCGGCCAACAGCGACAAGCGGGCCGGCCTCTTGTCGCAATAGGTTTTCTTCAATTAAACTAGATAAATTATAATTTTTATTGCGAATATATCTTGCTTCTTCTCTGGACATTTTAGCCATTATTTTATCCTTTGATGTGCTGGTCTATCATCAACGTCCGGTCTTTGTGGCCTTTGCTCTGTTGTTTGATTTACAACCGTTGTTTGATTTGTCACATTACCTGAACCTGATGGTTTGTTTTTATTAGATTGGTCTTTAAGGTCTTTATTTTCTTTTGAAATTGAATCTAATTTTGATTTATCATCTTGATTATTCATTTCTAATTTAGGTATTTCTAAATTTAATTTTTTACCTAATGCTCGTTCCGCTCTTAATCTAGACCTATCTGCTAGACCTTTTTTAAAATTTTCAGGTTTATCTGCTTTTTTTATTGCCGTTGAAAAAACATTTTCTAAATTTGCAATATCAAAAGAAGCCATTTTTGTAATTAATTCTTCTGGTGATTTCGAATCTTTTGCATATTCAAATGATTGTGTTAATCCATATGAACCTTGTTGATTGCGTCTATCCGCAAGAAAATCAAAAACTCTAGGATCATTTATTACTGTTTGATCTCCTTTAAATTTTTGCATGTCTTTTGCGACTTCACTCAAAACATATTTTTCATACCATTTATTTTGAGCCTCAAGAAATCCTTTTGGATCTTTGCTTGCATTTTTTTCCCACAATTCATCAATTTGATCTAGTGTCATAGAAGAACTCATACCAAATTGTGGATTATCTTTAATAAAATTATCAAGTGAAGTACCTTTATTGACAATATTACGTTTTCCTTTTTTTGGAGTTCCTGAATTTATACCAAATACACCATATGAATGAAATCCTTTTTCGGGATCATTTCGATTAATTTGGCCAGCTTTATTTAAAATTTGTTTTTCAGTAACTTCTGGTTTTTCTTTTCCAGCACCAGTTTCTCCAGCAATAGTTGCAATTGCTGCTGTTGATAAAGACAAAGATCCAATTTTTGCTATATTTGGTGTTACTTTTCCAATTTTTGTTGCAGATGGAAACACTTCCATTTTTTTTGGTATGTTTGTTGGTTTAGCAATTTCTTTAACAGCTGTACCTTCAGCTTGTTTGGCAGTTTCTTTAACAGCTGTACCTTCAGCTTGTTTGGCAGTTTCTTTAACAGCTGTACCTTCAGCTTGTTTAACAGTTTCTTTGACTGCTGCTTTTTCAGCTGTCTTAGCAGTTTCTTTGACTGCTGCTTTTTCAGCTGTCTTAGCAGTTTCTTTGACTGCTGCTTTGGCAACTGTTTTTTCAGCTTCGGTAACTGCTTTAGATGTGACTAAATCACCAACCACAGAAGAATTTGAAGTTGATTTATTTTCATCTTTTTTTACTTCTTTTACTTCTTTTTTCTTTTTTGCTTTTGGTTTTCTTCTGACTGTCAAAGCTTTTAATATTTCTTTGTGTCTTTTTTGGTCTTTATATTCTTCTTCTTTTTTGTGGTTTCTTTCAAGTTCCATATCTGTAACTTGACTCTTTCGAGCTTTAACCATCAATTTATAAATGTCACCAAGCAAATCAGCAGAGGAACGTAAATTCTTATCGTTAACGGAAGGACGAATAGGCTTCATGTCTACCATTGAAGCCGCATTGTTTTTCATTTTATCTGAAGGTTCTGCTCTAGCCATTTATTTTCTTTGGCGTTCCTTAATTTTATTGTTTTCTTCTTCGATATACTGAATTAACATGGTAATGTAAATATCACGTTCCCAAGGAATCATACCTTCAAGTTCAGTCAAACTATATTTGTGGTGCTGTATCAAGGAAAAATTTGTTCGATAATAATTCATGAGACTATCATGACACAGCGTTATCCGAAAAAATTTTCTAGTCCCTCTACATCAATTTTGTGATGAAAACCACATTTACCACAAGTCATCTCTACAGTTTCTTTTAACCTTGGTAAGTTATTAAAAAAGTGTTCTATTTTTTCAAATTGTTGTTGGTTTAAAGATTCAACAAAAGCTAACATTTCGCCAGGTTGAGATTCATGTGCATAATAAAATTGTTCTCCGTCATACACATACTCAACACTATCAGCAATCATATTGAAAGTTATTTCTGTAACGTCTTCAATATCAACAGAATTTTTTATAATTGAAAACTCTGGATATTTTAATTTAATTGAAATTTTTTCGTTAAGATTTATGACAGGATCAACTTCTTCTTCAAAATGTGGTTTAATATTTAAAAGATTAATTTTTGATTGTAGACTATTGCCACAAACAACATCATTAACTTCATTGTTACATTTGTATTTTGACTCAATAATTTCACCAACAGATTTGGCTCTGAGGTTAATAAAGTAATATTCAACATCAATAATTGGTAACTTATTAATGTCAATATTTTCTGAAAGTGTACAATTATTCAATACATCATATACATTTTGTTGTATAGTGCTTGCATCATCAGATTCTACCGCCATTAACAAATTCTTTTGTTCTTTGACGAGAAATGGTCTATATTTAATTTTCTTTTTAGAAATTGGTAATTCAATCTCATATGTTGGTACATCTAGTTTAGGTAACATAATTATCACTCCTTATGATTATTTTTTAAATATGCTTGAAGCATAGTTTGCAGCTGACGAAACTCCTTGACTGACAGCACCAGTGGCAGCACCAGTAATGGCACCAACTGCACCACTTGTTGTACCACCAAGTCCGCCAACTCGATCTGTAATATCTCCAATTGCAGCGTCCAAAAGCTCCATCGCAAAAGCTTCCAATGAATTGTTTTTCCAGTATGTATAAGCAAATGTCACGGTTACTTTGTGGTATCCTTCGTTAGACCAATCTAAGTCCATTTGATTTATAGAAACAGGAAAAGCTTCATATAATGTAACAGAATAACTTGGCTTATTTGACACATCATATTGTGTTATTTGTAAATCTGTACAATAGTCACTTTTATATCTATAATTATTATTGTATAAAGGATTGATGAAGTTCAACCATCCGTCAAAAAATACTTTTTGGTTCATAGAATCATCAACAATAAATGTCAAATCAATATCATTATATGAATTCATATATGGAAACTTTTCAGCAGGTCCATATGTATTTGAATTGACTGTTCCTAATGTTCTGCCTGGTAAATTTGCATTTTCGCAACGATACTCTAAACTTCTAGAAGTTTTTAAGTAAGGCAATAATGTAACAGGAACCGGAATAGAAACATCAAATCTACTTGGTCTTGCAATATCACCTTTAAAACTTGATTTAAAATCGTTAATTGATCGTGCCATTTTGTGTTTCTGCCTTTATTTCTTCTATGGATTCTTTCCAAACATCTTTTGCTGAAGCCTTTTTGAACTGTTGTACTGGTAAACTTATTGCTACATCCCATTCTTCTGGTTCAATGGCAAGTATTCTTGATCTTACCTGTGTCAACAAATATCTCTTTAGACATGGTCCAAACTCTTTAAATTGACTTGTGGTCTTCAGGATATCATAGGTGATACGAACACGACTAACCTCATTTTGTGAATCACGGAGGCCTCCATAGGCTATTAATTTTTGTAGGAATGCCACTCTGTATTTGGTAGGCAAGTAGTGTAGGTTTAAGCCTAAAAATCCATCTGGATATTTCTCTAAAACTAAAACCAAAGGAAAAGTGTCATAATATGGTAATTCATCTTTTGTTTTTGGATCATAAAAGAAAAAATATAGACCACCACGATAAAATTCGTTGGTATGTCTTATAGTCTCTCTACTGATAGAACCTGGTATCGACCTTACATTTTTTAGTTGTGATACTTTTTGCCTTAACCACTTTAAGGCGTCATTACCCATAGTTGGATAACCAAGTAGAGTTTTTGCTACAGTTAATTCAGTTAATTTTGAAGTCATATTGTATTTAGTTACAGTCCTAAATCATCTTCTGTTATGATTTTAAATTCCCAATTTCTATCTAAACAATATTCTGTTGCAGCTTTCCATTTTGCTTGATTGACACCCCAAGTGGCAACCTCATTAATGTATTGTTTAGTGATTCTTTGTTTTTTTTCAGGTTCTTTTGTTTGTTTCTTAGGTTTGACTTCAACCATCAAAGTTTTTGTTTTTCCATCTTTTGTAAGTACTTTAACAAGAAAATCGGGAAAATATCTATGTTTTTTACCATCAATTGGAGATATATAAGGTACAATCAGTTCTTCTGAAGCCCACGAAATAATGTTTGGATTTCGGTCAAACCAGTCCATAACACGACATTCCCAAGAAGAACGATAAATAATGTTTTTATGGTCACCAACATATTTTTGTGGATTAATTGGTTTAAATGTTCCTGAATATGCCATAAATACTTCCTACACCTTTCTATAAAAAAATATGGCCATCATATCAATACCATCATCAGTCGCTGGAATTCAAATACCGGGAGCCGCTCTTAAAGGTCCTCTGGGTAAACTATTTGGTAATAAATCTTCGATAGCGACCTATACTTATCCACAAGATTTGGGATCAAAAACAAAAGGTCATTGGGTGCAATTTACAATAAATGAAATACAACCTATTTCTTTTGAACCATTGGAAAGCGGAAACCCAGTGTCTCAATTAGCTGGAACTGCTGCTCAAGCATACAATGAAGTTGATTCTTCTGGTAGTGTACTTGACAAAACAAAGTCTGCAGTAACCGCAGCAAAAAATGCTGTAACTCCTATTACAAATACTGTAAGTAAAGCTGCAAGTGAAATAAAAGATAGAATTAATTTTAGTTTAACACCAAAAAAACAAACACAAGTTGCGGCTATTGCTTTATATTTACCAGAAACATTGAATTTTACAAATAATGCTGCTTACGGAAGCTTAAATATGTTTGATATTGCTGATGAAATAGTTAACTTAGTAAGTGGTTTGCCACTTATTGGAAAAGTTGCTACAGCAACACTGGCCGCAGCTAAATCGTCAACAGCAAAGTTATTGTTATCAACACAAGGATTGGCAATAAATCCTCAACAACAAATATTATTTGATGGTATTGATTTCAGAACGTTTCAAATGACTTTTGTTTTTACGCCATCTTCAAAACAAGAAGCTGATATGGTTAAAGATATAATTAAAACATTTAAAAAACACGCTGCACCAAAACTTGTAGAAGAAGTTGGTGGTATGTTTTGGGTACCTCCTTCAACTTTTAATTTAGATTTCTTCTTTAAAGGCGCTATCAATACAAAAATTAGTAGAGTAGCAGAATGTGTCATAGAGAATATTGATGTAAATTATGCGCCTAATGGCTGGTCAGCACACACAGATGGTTCTCCTATACAAACAGTCATGACAATAAACTTTAAAGAAATAGAATTGATTGACCGTGATAAAATAGAATCTGAAGGTTATTAAATGCAATATTTCAAAGCTTTACCTAGGATTTATTATACCGATAAAAATGGTAGAACAATCACATACAAAAACCTCTTAACAAGAGTTAATATAATACCAAGTGTTTTAAATAATCCTATGGCATATTACCAATATGACATACAAGAAGGTGACACTCCAGAAATTATTGCTTACAAATATTATAACGACATTTATCGTTATTGGATTGTCATGTTTTCAAATCAGCTTTTAGATCCACAATGGGATTGGCCAATGTCACAATCCGTCTTTAATAATTATTTGGCTAAAAAATATAATTATAACACAACCGCAACAGTTCATCATTATGAGAAAGTATTGACACAAACAAATTCAGAAACACTTTTACCTGAATCACAAACAATTGAAATTAGTTTTGATGAATATAATTTTTTGTATAATGAATCAGGAAAAACAACTTCTTATAATTTACAAAACGGTGATACAACATCAATTACAACACAATTAAATGCTGTTTCTTATTATGATTATGAAATGAGATTAAATGAATCAAAAAGAAGCATTAAACTTTTAAATGCCATTTATGTTGAACAACTTGAAAATGAAATGAAGAATTTACTTAAATAATTATGGACGAACAATATCAATCATCTCCTTCAGATTCTCCTGGTAACTTTTTTCCACAGGATTATTATTTACAAAAAATAAACCTTGTGTTAAGTAATGGCAGTACGATAGAATTAAAAAATTTATTAATTGAATTTTCATATCATGAAGACATTTATTCATTTGTTTCATCAGGATATGTTTCAATATTAGATGCTCAGAGTTTTATTGAATTATTGCAATTAACAGGTAACGAATTTTTGGAATTAAGCTTTTCTAAAGTTAAAGATGCTCCAAATGATATCACAAAAATTTTTAGAGTATACAAATTGGGAAATAGAAAACCTACTGGTAATCAAAATGCCGAAGGATATACATTATATTTTTGTTCAGAAGAAATGATGCTTTCCGAACAAACTAAAATAAGTAAATCTTATATTGGTGCAAAAATTTCAGATATTGTTTACGATGTGCTTACAAATAAATTAAAGATAACATCATCTTTAAATATTCAAGAAACTGACGGAATGTATGACTTTGTTATACCAAAAATGAAACCATTGGAAGCAATTAGCTGGGTCTCAACTTACGCCAAGTCGGTAGAAAACAACACTACAGCAGATATGTTGTTTTTTGAAACAAAAGATGGTTTTAATTTCAGGTCTTTACAATCCCTATATAAAGATGATGTGTATGCGACTTACAAGTATGAAGCAAAAAACATTAGCAAAGATATTCAGAATAATCAAGAAAAATTTATACAAATATTAGATTATGAATTTGTTAAAACATACGATTCATTACATGAAGTAAACTCTGGTACTCTGGCAAACAAACTAATAAGTATTGATCCTTTGACTAGGTCTTATTATACAACTACATTTGATTATAAACAAACCGCCTTAGAAAAATTAAATCCAGGTGAACCAACAAATATATTAAAAAACAGATTGGGAAATTATCAAAATCAAGAATATGAAGGTGTTTTAAAGGTAGCAACATCAAATAAAGGTCAAATAAACAATGCTTATATAAGTGAAAAACAAGACGGTTTTGCAAAAGACATTGACATTGAAACTTATTTGCCACAAAGAACTGCTGCATTATCTTTGGCAAGTTATACAGTTGCAAAATTATCTATACCTGGTGATCCAGGAATAACAGCAGGAAGAACAATAAATTTTAATCTGTTGTCATTAAAGCCATCAAACAATAAGAAAGAATTGAATAAATTTTATTCCGGCAAATATCTTGTGACAGCGGTAAGACATATTATTCAATCGAATAGATATGTAACAGTACTTGAAATAGCAAAAGAAAGCACAACAAAGTCTTATCAAGATGTTAATAATTCAGATCCAAATATCGCAGAGGCAGTACAATCATAATGCAAAATTTTATAGGTAAAGACGGATTTATTTGGTGGCTTGGTGTAGTAGAGGACAGAGATGATCCTTTGGGCTTAAATCGTGTGCGTGTTCGTATATTTGGTCACCACACAGAGAATAAGCAAGATATACCAACAGCCGATTTGTCATGGGCGCATGCATGCCATTCACCAAATACTTCAATGACAGACGGAACACCACTTATAGGTGACTATGTTTTTGGTTTCTTTACAGACGGATTATCAGCACAAGCACCAGTTATAATTGGTGTATTTCCAGGAATAGTAAGTAATTCTCCAAATGATTCAACAGGATTTTCAGAAGGTGATTTTTACAAAAAAGATGAACCAACTACTAGTAGACTTCACAGAAATGAAAAAATAGATGAAACTATTATTGGAAAACACAATTTAAATTTAGATATTGGAGTTGAAACAGCCGATGAAAACACATGGGATGAACCACCATCATTATATAATGCAAAAATACCATACAACAGAGTGACTGAAACAGAAGGTGGCCATGTATTCGAATTAGATGACACTAAAGGTTTTGAGAGAATACAACTCAGTCATCCTGCTGGAACATTCTTTGAGATATCACCGGATGGTACAAAAGTCACCAAAGTGTCAGGTAAAAATTATGAAATTTTCTTAGATGACCATAATATACACGTTAAAGGTGTTTGTAATATAACTGTTGATGGAGATACAAATTTATATGTCAAAGGTAACGTGACCGAATTAATTGATGGTGATGTAAAATCAACAATTCATGGCAATGTAAATCAAACAATTGATGGAAATGTTGATGAATTAATTCATGGCAACGTAACACAAAAGATCGATGGTGATGTAAACGAAACGGTTCATGGCCATGTAACACAAATAGTAGAATATGGAAATGTTGACTTAACAGTACGTGGTGATGAAGATGTATATGGAAACATGATTATAAGAGTACACGGAAATGTGACAGAGAACGTAGGTGGAAATTACATACTAAATGTAGGTAAAGATGTTATCATTAATGGAAAAAAAGATGTTATCGTTAATGGAAAAACCGTTAATATCAATCATGGAACTAAAGGTGCAGCACGGATTGGTGATACTGCTGATACTGGTGATGCAGGCACTGGCGGTGAACTTGACAATAACTCTGCCGGCACAAACACTATCGAAACTGGTTCCGGTACAGTATTCATTGGAGATTAAAAATTCGAAATTTTTCGTTCCGGCCTCAAAATATTTTTGACGACTTCCAAGATTCCTAACATGACTTTTACTTTTAAGTGTAATAAATAAACAATGGCAACCTTAAACAAATTATATTCAGATATAGATTTTGCGTTCACAAAGAAACCTGTGGGTGCTGACGTTGCTCTAAGTTACGATGAAAAAGCAGTTATTCGTTCTGTTCGTAATCTTTTATCAACAAAATTGTACGAGAGACCATTTAATCCAGAATTAGGATCAAGAATCGATTCTTTATTATTTGAAAATATTTCTCCCGTTACATCGAATATTTTAGAAAAAGAAATAACAAATGTTATTAATAATTATGAACCAAGAGTTAGTATAAGTGAGATAAAGGTAACACCAAAACCAGATCAAAATTCTTATAGTGTAACATTGGTTTTTTATATTGGTAACGCAACAATGCCTAGTACAATAACTATTATATTGGAAAGAAATAGATAAAATGGCTACGAATAGTCTTAATTTAACAGAATTGGATTTTAATAATATAAAATCTAATCTAAAAAAATACCTACAACAACAAAGTGTTTTGAAGGATTATAATTATGAAGGATCTGCGTTATCTACATTATTAGATATTTTAGCTTATAATACACAATACAATGCTTATTATCTAAACATGGTTGCAAATGAAATGTTTTTAGATACGGCATTACAAAGAAATTCTGTAATCTCACAAGCAAAATTACTTAACTATACACCAAAATCTGCAATTGCGCCAACAGCAACAATTACACTAACCATAAATAATGTTACCGATTCTTCATTAACATTACCAAAATTTACAAGATTTTTATCTGAAAAAATAAATGGTGTTAGCTATACTTTTGTAACTACTGATTCAACAACAGTAAATGTTGTTAATGGAATCGCTACATTTAGCAATATTTCTATAAAACAGGGAATTCCTACAAGTTTTAGTTATGTTGTAGATTCTATACAAAATCCAAAATATTTGTTTAGACTACCAAGTAAAAAAATTGATACAACAACACTATCTGTATCCGTTGTAGTTTCAAGTTATGATAGTTCTTATCAAATATTTAAAAATTCTACCGATTATTTAAATTTAGATTCAAATTCAACTGTATATTTTTTACAAGAAGGATTAGACGACTATTATGAAATATATTTTGGTGATGGAATACTTGGACAACAATTGACTGATGGTAATATAGTAAATGTTTCGTATTTAACAACAGAAGGAACAACCGCAACCGGTGCATCGAGCTTTACTTTGATGGATCCAGTTTCTGGTTATTCTAACGCTTTTGTTACACTTAATTATGTTGCAAGTAATGCAAGCGATAAAGAAACAATTGATTCTATAAAATTTCAAGCACCAAAATCATATGCTGCACAAAACAGAGCAGTTACAAAAAATGATTATATTACAGCAATACAACAAAATAAATTAGGTTTTGCATTTGATTCAGTTAGTGTTTGGGGTGGCCAAGAAAATAATCCTCCAGTATATGGACAAATATTTGTTTCTTTAAAACCTGCTGGTTCTTATGTTTTAACAGCAACACAAAAACAAAGAATACTAAAAGAAGTTATTAGGCCGATTTCTATAATGACAGTTGAACCTTCAATTGTTGATCCTGATTATACTTACATTCAACTTACTGTGAATGTTTATTATGATCCAAATAAAACTTCTTTAACTTCTTCTCAATTATCTCAACAAATTAAAATAAATTTATCCAATTATGCTGTACAAGCTTTAAATACTTTTAATTCTACCTTTTCTATAACCGATTTTACAAATATTGTAACATCAACAAATAAATCAATTCTAACAAACGAAATCGATCTTACATTACAAAAGAAATTTTTTCCTTTTTTAACCTCTTCATCAACATATAATTTAAATTTTGGAGCGGTATTAGAAAAAAGTAGTTTTTTAAGTGGTGTTTCAAGTTATCCAAAATTTACAGTACGTGATATAGTTAATCCAGACTTACTTGTATCTGGTGTTTATATAGAAGAAGTTGCTTCAGAAACAAATTATGTTGAATCTATTTCTATTTTAAATCATGGTTATGGTTACCAATACGTACCTACTGTAACAATCGTTGGAGACGGTTCGGGTGCAACAGCTTATGCTATCTTAAATTCCGACAATTCAATTAAAAATATTATTGTAAATTCACCAGGAAGTGGTTATTCAACAGCTGTGGCGAAAATTACAAATGCGCCAGAAGACAAAACAGGAAATTTAGGATCTGCAATAGTTAATTTGTCAGGCCGTTACGGAACATTAAGAAGTTATTACTATGATAATAAAAACGGAAAAAAAATATTGAATTCAAATGTTGGTACAATTGATTATCAAAATGGTATTGTATCTTTAACTAATTTTTCGCCAACTTCTGTGGATAATGATTTAGGACAATTAACTATAACATGTAAGCCCACTTCAACAATCATTTCATCAAGTTACAATAGAATTATTTCTATCGATCCTTATGATCCAAGTTCAATTGTTGTAAATATGATAGCTAAAACAACATGATTGACAATAAAACATCATTATTAATACCGTCACAACTTCCTGAGTTTGTTCGGGATAGTGACGAGTACAAAAATTTTAATTTGTTTTTAAATGCTTATTATGAATGGTTAGAAACAATTAATATAACGGACAAATTCAACAAAAGTCCTGCTGCAAACAACCAAGGTGTTACATACGCTTCAAAAAATTTATTAAATTATAATGATATTGATTCAACAATTGATGATTTTATTGACTATTATACAAATGATTTTTTACAATATTTTCCTAAAGACATTTTAATAAGTAAACAAAAAGCCATAAAGTTTGCAAGAGAATTATATCAATCTAAAGGAACAATTTCTTCTTACAAATTTTTATTTAAAATATTATATAATTCAGACTTTGATGTATTTTTTACTAGAGATGCGGTTCTTAGAGCATCCGCTGGCGAATGGTATATTGCAAAAAGTTTAAAGCTTTCTACAACAGATTCAAGATTTTTAAATATATCAAATTATAGAATTATTGGAGAAACAACAAAATCAATTGCAACAATAGAAACTTCGGTATTGGCTGGAAATAAAATAGAAGTTTTTATATCAAATATTGAAAGATTATTTCAATCAGGTGAATTTGCAAGAATTGTTAATAATCTAAATCAGGATGTTTATATTAATGGAAGTATTCTACGTGCAAAAATTGTTGGTCAAATTAATCAAATAAATATAGATGCAAGCGCAGATAAAAGAGGGTTATTATATCAACCAGGTGATCCAGTTGTTGTTTATGGAGGATTAAGTTCTAATACGTCAGCCAGTGCAAAGGCGGAAGTATCAACAATTACGAAAGGTGCTATAACATCAATTAAAGTTGTTAATGGTGGTTATGGTTTTCCAGATCCGGCAGTATACACTGGTTCAAATGCTAGAGATCCATTATCTTTTGTAAATATATCTGATTCAGAAAATTCAAAAGCTGCAGCTCATGTTGCTTTTATTAATTCAAACGGCCCAATATCAAATATTGCAAATGTTCCAATAAACAGTATATTTTTAGCCAAAAATGTTAGAATTAATAACACAACATTTTCTTTTTTTGAATCAAATAGAACTGCAAATTCTAATACAACTTTAGCAAACGCATTTACTTTTGTTTCTTACACAGGTTATCCAATTTCTTCAGTTTATGTAGATAATGGTGGCGGTGGAATATCAAAAATACCAACAGTTACAGCAAATTCAACTTATACTACAGATTATTACGTAAAAACACCTTTAGAAAATTTGGGTATATTAGGTCCAATATTGATTATAAATGGCGGAAATGGATATCGTGCAAATGACCAAATTGTTTTCTCTGGAGGTTCAGGAAGAGGAGCAAGAGCAAACGTTTTAAGTGTTAATAGTACTGGTGCTATTACAAGTGTATCATATGTTTTTGGATCAAAAACTGAAGGTCCTTTGGGTGGTTCTGGTTATAGAAACGATTCTTTACCAACATTATCTGTAAATTCTGCAAATGCACAAGCTTCAAATGCTTCTTTATATGTTCCTTCTATATTAGGAACAACAGCATCATTTTCTTTGACATTAGACAGAACAGGATCAATAACCACAATCAGTGTTTTAGACGCTGGAGAAGATTATATTGCAAAACCAAATGTTTCTTTAAAAATACAAGATATTTTAGTATCAAATGTATATTTAATGAATTTGCCACAAAAAGGAGATTTAGTTTATCAAGGATCATCTAAAGAATCAGCATCAGTTCTTGCTACCGTTGATTCAATTACAAGTTTAACGACAGACAATAATGAACTTTTAAATAAATATAATTTAAGAATTTTTGATTATACAAATAAAGTAAACACATCAATTAAATTAAATATCGATAAGAGTTCAGGCAATATAAGAATGATTCCAGTTAATTCCGGAACTGCTTATACACAAGACATTATCACTTATACTTTACCCGCTACAGCTTCATCACCAGCAGTTACATACCATAGAAACTATGGAGATAAAGGTACCATAGAATATGGTGATGGTACCGCAAAAGCTACGGCTACATTCTTAAATGGTTTGGTGGTTAGTCAAGGTCAATATTTAAATACAAAAGGACAAGCAAGTTCTTATGATGTTTTACAAAGTGACATATACAATAATTTTACATATCAAATTACTGTAGAAAAAGAAATAGAAAAATATAGGGAAGTTTTATATAATCTTTTACATCCAGCAGGAATGAAAGTTATTGGTCGTTATGCACTGAGACATAACAATGTAGTAAATACACATTCACAACAAGCTTTATTAACATACAAAACACTTGCGGCCTATACTGGATATCCGGCATCAAATGTTCGTATAACTACTGATTTCACAAAGAAAAGTAATAACATTATTAATTTTTATAATTTACTTGGCGCTCAAGTAAATAATTTTGCTTTTGTTGGTGGTACCATCAATATGGTTAACCAAAATGGATTCTCAATTACATCAGAAATTGCAAATGTTACATCGAGCACAATTACATTAAAAAATAATGTTTGGTTAACATATGCAAATGTAGCTTATGTTTCAGCAAATGCAAACTCAAACGTAATAAATATACTATCATTGACTGGTTCATACGATTATATTAACAACAAAAATTACAGTAATACATCATATCCTTTAAAAGATATTGTATACGCTGGAGATAGTATACTCATTGAAAGTAATGTATCTAATAACAAATTAATAAATTCTGTTGATTATGTTAACGGATTAATTTATCTAAATTCTAATGCAAATATAACAACGGCGAATACTTTATTGTCGGTAAATAGAGATTTTAATTCAACAAGCGTAAAAATATACGGAGAAATTGGCAGAGAGTATATACCACAATTAACTGCTGAAGATGGTACAATAATAACAACCGAAGACGGTGCAATAATAATACTGGGGTAACTAAATGACAACCGCAAAAATTTCACAATTATCTACAATAACTAAATTAAACGCAAATACAAGTAACACCTTGTTTCTTGCTGTTGATATACCTTCTGGCATAACAGGTAAATTTACAGGAAAAACATTAGCTCAAGGTCTTTATTCAAATGAAATATTAAATGTAGGAACAAATCAGCAAAATTTACCAAACACTATTGCTCAATTTTCTTTGAGTGGAGCATCTTATATACAAACAAATTTGGTCAACACAGATGATGGTGGCACTGCTGATATTGTTGTAACTGCAAACACTGGTTCTGGTGGTACAGATGCGGCTTATTTTACAGATTTAGGATTTGCAAATAAAAATGTTCAACCAGGTCTTGAATTTAATAACTTAGGCAGCGCACTAAGTCCATTGGATGGTTATCTATATGTACAAGGTGCATCTGTTGGTGTTCCATCAACTGCTCCTGGCGGAAATTTAATTCTTGGTACAACAACAACAAATACTCAAATTAAACTTATTGCTGGTGGATACAATTTTGGTAATGTTGTTTCTGTAATTACTGCTGATGGTTTCAAAATGGTTAACGGCCATCCAATATTTTTTACAGATGGTACAACACAAAATACAGCAGCAGCACCTTTTGCATTTAGTAACTCCGCATATAACCAAGCAAATACAGCAAATACATTAGCTCAATCAGCTTATAACAAAGTAAATACTGCAGTACAAAATACAGCTAGCATACAGTTACAAACATTAACATTAACTGGTAATTTAATTGCTAACTCAGTAGGTCAAGGTATTTCTGTTGATACATTCACATCAAACAGTGCAACATTTAGTAAAAATTTAATTGTTTTGGGTAGCCTTACTGCAAACACATTACTAGGAAATATATTCTTTTCTAATGTAACCACAACTACTACACAGTCAAATTCTATTCTTTGGTTCCCACAATCAGGTGCAGTAACACAACAGACTGCACAACTATGGTATTATTCCAATACACAGTCATTAATATTGGATACAGATATTGCTGGCGATAGACTGTCTATCTCTAAAGTTCTTTTCTTCCGTGGTTATAATAATACTGGTGCAACGATTCCTGCCAATTCATTTGTTCGTTTGATTCCAGGTGTTACAGCTAATCAAATTCCTTATATTGCATTGGCAGATGCAACATCGGCAGCTAATGCTACAGTTGCTGGATTTGTTAAGAATGCAATCACAAATGGTGCATATGGTTTTGCATACTCACAGGGTATTGTTGAAGATTTGAATACTACAGGCCTTGGTGTAACAGGTGATATTCTTTTCTTGTCAACAACACCTGGTCTTTCTTCTAATGTGGCACCACTATCTAGCAATTCAAATACTGTTGTGCAATTAGGTAGAGTTATCAACAGCGATGCATCACAAGGTAAATTGTTTGTTCAAAACCAATTTCGTCAAGCATATGGTAGAACAAACGGTTCTGTATTGTATGCATTTGCAAATAATATTGTTGCAAGTAATACATTGAGTATTAATGATGCAACTGGTACTGTAAATGCAAATACTATTATTGCTAACACGTTTGTATATGGTTCTGCTACTGCCAATGCAATGGTTACTCAGTTGACTAGTAAATCTACGGCAGTTACAGCAAACGGTATCTCTGGTCAGATTACAATGCACAACGCTGCATTGGCTGGTCAAGGATATGTAACTTTCACAGTCAATAACAGTTATGTTAAACACGTTAATGATATACCTTTTGTTGCAATACAAAACGGAGTAACAACACCAAATCCATATCAAGTTTGTGTTGGTGGAGTTGCTGTTGGTAGTTTTAATATTTCTGTATATAATTCTGATTCAGGCGGCGGTTCATCACACTCTGATGCAATTGTTTTGAATTGGGGATTAATCAGAGTTGGAAACTAACGAATAAATAAAACACTATGAATTTAAATCCAAATATAATCACACATAATTTTAAAACAAACTTAGCATTAAGTATGTTTTATTCTCCTTTAATTTTAGGAACAGTTTATTGTTTTTTAGCTAGAGCAGAACCTTGGCCATCTGAAGATTATCCTCCAATGCCCACTGAAGATACTGCAAGTATTAAATATTTACTTAATAATGTATTTGTTGTTAAAAAATTAAACGCAAATGATATAAGTCCAGTTTTGCAAAGAGTTGATTGGACTTCAGGAACAACTTATGATTACTACAACGATAATTATAATTTGTTTATACAAAATGATAACGGAAGTAATACTTATAATTTTTATATAAAAAACCAGTACGACCAAGTTTTCAAATGTCTTTGGAACAATAACGGTCAACCAAGTACAGTGGAACCTTTCTTTGAACCTGGATCATACAATACATATAATATTTATACTGGTTCTGATGGTTACAAATGGAAATATATGTACACAATTGACATTGGAAACAAAGTAAAATTTATGGATACAGACTGGATGCCGGTACCAATTGGAACAAATGTGCCAAATCCTGTAACTTCTGTTTACGGAAAAGGAAGTATTGATGCTATAAATATAATAAGCGGTGGCTCAAATTATTCCGCTCCAATTGTAGTAAAGGTTGATGGAGACGGAACTGGATTAGTTGCTTCAGCAAAAGTTACAGATGGTAAAATAACTGATGTAACAATAACAAATCCTGGAAAAAATTATACTTACGCAAATGTTACTATAACATCTGCAAATACAACTAATCTGGCTATTGCAATTTCACCAACTTCTCCAATAGGTGGCCATGGATTTGATCCAGTATCAGAATTAGGATGTTCACACGTTATGTTTACTTCTGAATTTAATGGAAACGAAGGCGGCGTGATACCAACAGATATTGACTATCACCAACTTGGATTAGTATTTTCACCAACAACACTGGCTGATGCTCCAAATTATGCAAATGGATCGATCTATAGCACAACGACAGATATTGTTGTTTCCCCAGGTAGAGGAATTTACATACCAGACGAGATAGTTTTTCAAGGTACGGGTGCTACACCAACTTTAGATTCTGCATATTTTTCTGGCAGAGTTTTAAGTTTCAATACATCAACCAATACAATTAAGGTACTAAATATAAAAGGTACACCGATAACAAACCAAACAATTTACGGATATTCTTCAACATCACAAAGAACTTTCTTATCTTATACTTCACCGAGTTTTCAAACACTTTCTGGATATGTTATTGCTATAGTTAATAGATCACCTATACAAAGAAGTTCTGACGGTGTTGAGCAATTTAAATATGTTGTTGGATTTTAAAAAAATAAAATGAAATTACTATTCATCATTACTGCACACGAAAACAACGATTGCGTTGAAGATACAATTAATAATATCAAAAAGTTCAATGTTGATATTGAACCATTAATTGCAATTCATATAAGTGAAAAATTTACTACTTTTGATGAACAAAGATTTTCAAATTTACAAAATGTAATTTTTATTAGAAATCAAGCCAAGACATTTGATTCTAAATGGGAAAGTCAATTGTTACCTATTTTGCGAACATATCAATATGCCAAAAAACAATTTAGTGAAGATTTTGAATATGTAAAAATATTTCATACCTCTGAATTGTTTGTTCGTCATGGATTTTATGACTATATAAAAAACTTTGATACATCATTTGACACACGTACAGATCAGTTGCCAGAAAGATACTTTCCAATATTTGATATGGGGTTATTTACAAAAGAAGAAACAATATACTATCAAGGCGTTGAACTTGGATTTTTTAGTAAAGAAATTTTTGAATATATTGTAGAAGATTGTAATAAATTCCCAATCAGTATTGAAGAAGTAAATAATTTCTTTAATTATACTCCTGTTGAAGAAGTTATTATACCAACAATTGCAATGAAATACGCAAAACGCATTGGTCGTAATGTTACTGTAATAAAAATGAATATTGAAGACATAAATTTAACAGGAACATTGTTTACTTTAAAGAGTGTTCCAAGAGATATCAACCACCCCGTAAGAATAAAAATTAAAGAACTATGAAAAATTTAGATATTATTACGGTTTGTAACATAAATATATTATTGGATTTAAAAGGATAAAAATGGCTCTTAATTTTAACGTTGATCCCTATTATGATGATTTTGATCCGTCAAAGAATTTTCACAGAATTCTATTTAAACCTGGATTTGCAGTACAAGCTAGGGAATTAACACAATCTCAATCTATATTACAAAGTCAGATTAGTAAATTTGCTGATAATATTTTTTCTCAAAATACTCCTGTAACTGGAGGTAAAGTTACAACAAATCTTACTTGTTACTATATTAAGTTAAATGCTCAACAAGACAATAATAATATTGTAGCATCTGCTTTTAAGAACAAAATTATTACAGATCCAACTGGTACAATTGTTGCAAAAGTTATTGCAATTGCAGAAGCAACTGGTACGGATAATGCCGCTGGTGATCCACCAACACTAATTGTTAATTATTATTCAGGTGTTAGGTTTACTGATAACATGACTGTTTCTACATCAGATAATTCTGCTACAGCCACAACAATTGGTGCAACAGGTGGTACAACTTGTACAGGATATTCTTCTTTGGCTTCAATTTCAGAAGGTGTTTTTTATGTTAAAAATGGATTTTATACATCTCCAACACAAAATGACGATGGAACTTATACCAAATATTCAATAGGAAACTTTGTTTCCGTTCAACCACAAACTACAATTTTAGATAAGTACAGCAACACACCATCTTATCGTATTGGTCTTCAAATCACAGAAACAATAGTTGATTATATTAATGATGGTTCTTTATTAGATACTGCTGTTGGTGCATCAAATTTTCAGGCGCCAGGCGCCGACAGATATCAAGTATTATTGACACTAACAAGATTACCAATAGAGGTTGGTAATGACGATCAATTTATTGAATTGGTTCGTGTTAATTCAGGTAATATTATTAAACAGGTTGATAACACAGTATATTCAGTGCTTGATGATTATATAGCAAAACGTGACTATGAAAGCAATGGCGATTATGTTGTCAACGAATTTAAACTTACGCCATCTACCAACACAACCAATTCTTCAACATATGATTTGAAAATTGGTAAAGGTTTGGCTTATGTTCACGGATATAGAATTGAAAACCAGTCAGACTTAATGTTGACAAATGATAGAGCAAGAACAACTGATTCAATATTAAACAATTCCGTATTCATTGATTATGGCAGTTATTTCCTTGTAAGTAGTTCAAACGGAACATTTGATGTTACCACAATGCCATCAATTGATTTACATTGTGTTCTTAGTTCTAATATTAATTCCACTAATACAACAACATATAATTCAACATTAGTTGGAACAGGATTTATTAGAAATTTAGAATATGTGAGTAATTCATCTAGTAATACTTTAACATATATCTATAAAGCTTATGTTTCAGATATCAATACAAATACACTATCTAATACTGCTGTTTCTGGTACTACAACAACAATTACATTTCCAGTCAATGCAATATATTCAACTAGTGATAATGCGTATTATGGAGCTACCATTATTGTTAACACTAATGGTACAATAGATACAAGAAAAATTTCTTCTTATAACGGAGCAACAAGAGTTGCAACAGTTAGTTCTAATTTCACTATTACACCAACAAGTTCAAGTACCTTTACATTAGTATTACCAGTTACTACTATTGAATCTATTGCTTATAAAAATTCTAGTAATGTGGTTACTGCAACAACAAATATTGATCTTTCTGGTAAACAAAATGGTATAATCACGGGCGATACATTATTACAGAATCCAAATGCACCAGAATTAATTTATCCAATTGGATATAATTATGTGGCTAATATTTCTAATAGTAATTATGTTTCAACAAAAGTATTTCGTGCAAAATCTTTTACTAATGTTAGTGGCAGCGCTCAATTATCAATTTCAATTCCAACCTCAACACCATATACTTTTTTAGGTACTGCCAATAATCAGTCATCGGATGTTATAAAACAAAACTATATTGTTATTGATAGATCCAATGGACGCATTTTAGATTTTGTTAGTTCTGGTAATACAGTAAGTCTTAGTGCAAATAAAAAGACTGTAACATTTACTTCAACTTCATTAGCAAATCCAACAGTTGATATTATTACAAATATTTCTGTTTCAAATGCGGATAATACAACTAATGTCTTGAAAATAAAAAATTTAGTTAAAGGTAATACAACTGGCGTTAATTATACAGGAACAAATGTAAATACTAATTTTTATGTCGATTTGAATAATGGACAAACATATGTTAAAAATGCAAGCGTAAGTAAGTCAATTAATTTATATGTGACTGATGTTAAAAGAATTGTTAAAATAATTGACACAAAAAGTGCAAATACTGTTCCAACAACAGCAATGTTATTAAATTCATCATATGATGTAACAAGTTTATTTACATTGGACAATGGACAAAGAGACACTTATTATGATCATGCGGCAGTTAAATTAGTATCTGGTGCAAATGTTCCAAAAGGTAATTTGTTAATTATTTACGATTACTATTCACACCTAGGTGGAGATGGTTATTTTGATATAAATTCATATTTGTCTCCAAATTCATCTTCACCAGAAAATTATAAAGAAATACAGTCGTATACAAGTAGAAGAGGTGTTTCTTATAATTTAACGGATTGTATCGATTTTAGACCATCTAGAAAAAATGCACAAACAGGTTTTGTATTTGAATACACCGGAACACCAGGCGCAGTCGGTGATGACACTGGTATTATGATACCAAAAAATTTAAGTCAATATGTTAGTGATTATAGTTATTATCTTGGTAGAAAAGATAAGTTAGTTTTAACAAAAGATCGTTCTTTTAAAATTGTAAAAGGCACACCTTCAACAAAACCAACATATCCTGACGAACCCGATGGTTCTTTGGTGATTGCCAATTTAATTCACGATCCATATACTGCATACCTTCCAAGTGAGACTACTAAAGGTGTTGCTACAAATCTATCAGTTGAAAAAATATTACATAAAAATTGGATCAAACAAGATATTACTGATTTGCAAACAAGACTTAATAATCTTGAATATTATTCTGCATTAAGTTTGTTAGAAGCGAATGCACAAGCTTTGCAAGTACCCGATGTAAATGGTTTAAATCGTTTCAAAAATGGTATTCTTGTTGATGATTTTTCATCTTACTCTACCGCTGATACGTATAATTCTGATTTTTCCGCCAAAATTAATGTAAGAAAAAAAGAATTAACACCTCTAACAATAGTTGATAATTATCAATTACAAAATCCAACGGTATTAAATTCTCTTGGTACATTAAAACAAACCAATACATATGCAGTTGCAAGTATTGCTGGTACAAATACAAATATTTTTACTCTGCCATATACAACAGCAAATGCGGTTGTTCAACAACTTGCATCAAGCACAGTAAGTTTGAATCCATTTGCCGTTACAATATATGAAGGTATTGCAAGACTTAATCCACCAATGGATAATTGGGTTGACAATACAGAATCTCCAGACATTCTTATTACAGATCCATCACTAAAAATATATCAACAAAACGGAGGCGTAAATCTTTTAAATGCTGGTGATTTCCAAACAATTCCAGGAACAACTAAGACAAAAACAAGTAGTGCTACAACAACTAATGGAAACGAAACAACAGTATCTACAACCACACAAACTTATGGTAGTCAATTACAAAATGTTACAGCTACTGGTTATTCACAAATATCCTCTACAATTGGGATTAATAATGGTTATTTAACAAATATTGCTGTATTACCATATATTAGACCACAACAGATTATTTTTAAAACAAAAGGATTATTAACAAATTGTCCCATTTTGGCATTTTTTGATGGTGTAAGAGTTGATCAATACATAACATCACCAAATACAATTGAATTAACAAACGTTTCTGGCACATTTAAAGAAGATGATGTAATTGGTTATTATTTTAATAATAAATTTTATCCAACAGCTCGTGTCGTTACATTATACAAATATCCAAACAGTACATCAGTTAGATTATATATTGCAAATTTACTTGGTACATCAAACTATGTACCAGTAACTACATTCCAAAATGCTACTTTTGATTCGAGTGGTGTTTATACAGGTTCAACGGCTTCCGGTACAATAAGTTTGACAGCAGTACCCATTGCAACTTCAGGTGTTGTCTCTGGTGTTGGAGGAAGTTATACTGCGAATAATGTTGCTAATCTACAAATTTACAAAGTAAATAATAGCCACGATTGGGGTTCATTCTTAAATCAATATGGTGTTTGGGGTAACCTAAATCGTACGGCAACTTATTCGGCAAGTTTTATATATTCACCACCATCTATAGGAACTTATACCGTTCAGTGTTCTTCTACTGGTACAGCCACTGTAACAGCCAATGGAACTACAATTGCAACATCATCAAGTCCAACAACCGTAACTTCAACTACTTTTAATGTAACTAATTTAAATAATGGTACTTTAGCGTGGAGTGTAACAGGATCACCAGCAAGCGGCGGTGGTTTCGCTTTAGTTATTAAAGATCCAAGCGGAACTATTGTATTTCAATCATCAAGTCCTCCAAACTTAAATTATGATTCTATAACACAAGAAATTATTTTACCCAAAGGTGGTGCATGGTTTACTGGCGTAACTAAATTAAAACTGGATCAAAATGCATCATCTGTTGCTAACTATTATGTTGGTGCTAAAATCAATATCACCAGCAAATTTATACAAGAATATATAACACAGACAGCCACATATGTTCCTCCACCACCAGCACCAAGCGGTGGAGGAGGCGGTAAAAGGAGCTGTTTTACTTCAGAAACTATTGTTGACACTTTAAATGGTAAGAAAAAAATTGTGGACATTAAGATTGGTGATAAAGTGTGGAACAAAAACAAAACCAAATTAAATATAGTTACTTTTATTGAAAAAACTTCAGATGAACAATTTGTTTCATTGTATACACCATCAAAAGATTTTGAACCATTTGCAACAATTAATCATCCGTTATATGTTGATAATAAATTATCTGCTGTTGATCCTGAGATGATTCATGAATGGTATCCTTGGTTAGGAAAAATGGAAAAAATTGAACCAATAAAAGTTATTTCATCACAAGGTAAATTAGTTTATAATTTATGGACCGATGGTGATGGAACATATATAGTTAATGGATATGGAACAACATCTATTGTTGGTGACGGTGGTCTTTTAAGATTGTGTGTAGAAAAAGATTATATAATGTCTGATCGTATACCAGAGTTATTTGATAAATTTATTAAATCTGGTAAAAATACAACTTATGGTGCTTATCTAATAAATAATCTATTTGGTAAATCGAATATAAAATTGGTTAACTTGCTGATGGCTAAATCATTTAAAGACGATAAGAATCCAATATTGCAAAAAACTATGGTGGGTTTATTTAAAGTGGTCGGAAAAATTGCTTGTGTTATCAATAACAAATAATAAATTAATTGGAAAATAAATGTCATATACATATACGATACAACCGTCAGAATTCATTGAATCATTATATAATTATACAGCAACTGTAACGGCTTATGATGCAGTAAACAAAATTGTTACACTCAACACCGGTGTAGACATTTCGTTGGGGCATAACGAAGCTGTTGGTTCTATCACTTCACAATATAGCTTTATTGGCACACAAGCTTCTATAAAAAGTGGTAGTGCATTACCAAGATTATCCACAGATGAAGGCGGGAATTTTGTTGGTATTTTTAATGTTCCTCCAGGTATTTTTCAAACAGGACAAAGAGTATTTCGTGTAGATAATAGAAGTGTTGAAACCGATCCAACATCAGCCACAACTTATGCACAAGCTACATTTACTGCTTCTGGATTATCTACTACTTCACAAAGATTAGATTTTGGAGCATCAATTGATTCTAGTGCAACTTCATTTATACAAGTTAATCAAAAACAAAATCAATTAATTTCATCAAGTACGATCTCAGTAACAACCAGAAGGGATCCAATTGCACAAACATTTATTATAGAAAAAGATAATTATCCAAATGGAATGTTTTTAAAATCAATTAAAGTCTTTTTCTATTCCAAACCAACAACAGAAGTTCCTGTTAAATTATCGATTGTCAATACATTAAATGGTTATCCAAATGGAGTGAAATTGGATAATTCAACTGTCATTTTGTCTTCTAGTCAAGTTATAACTTCGAGTGCACCACATTATCTAGATTCTTCAACTTATACAGAATTTGTATTTGATGCACCCGTTTATATTCAACCTGGTGTACTTTATGCTTTTATGTTAGAAACAAGTACACCAGATTATCAAGTTTATTACGCACAACAAAATTCGATAGCTGTTCCATCAACGGCAAAAGCTAATAAAACCGATGCAAATCCAACAAACACAACAAAAATTGGTGCTTCACCATATGTTGGTGCGTTATTCGAATCACAAAATTCAATTACTTGGACAGCAGATCAAACAAAAAATCTAATGTTTGTGATTGACAACTGTATATTTGATATAACAAAAACTCCTTCTATTGAATTTTCTTTGCCAAAAGGATTACCATACAGAAAAATTGGTGTAAATGATATTCAATACTCATTGAACGCAAACAATATGCCAAATTTATATGGTAATTTCACTATTAGTGATACTTGGTCTGATGCGATTAATTTAACAACAACAGATTTTACACCGACCGAAACTAAAATTGATTATACTTATTCAAACATACTAGCCGCTGGAAATGTTCCGGTTGGTCCATACCAAGTATTTCCTGGTAAATTTGGTTCTCCAACACCGGATAATATTGAATTCGGTGATGGACTAGGACAAAGGGCATTATTAAAAAATATAAACAATTCAGTATCAATGTTTGCTTCTCTAAGTTCAACTAATAAATATGTAAGTCCAATGATTTCAGATGATGGTATAACAATGTATAGTATTCGTAATGTTGTTAATAATATGGGAATACAAAACAATGTTGTTTCTTTAACAAATATTGGTGCTGGTTATAATGATCCAACAAATACAAGTATATCAATTTCTTCACCAGATGTTGGATCTGATAATGCCATACTTGGATTAACTATTGCAAACAATGGAACATCTAATGTTGTTTCTTCTGTTTATGTAACATATCCAGGTTCAGGATATATTACATCACCAAAAATTACTATTTCTGGTGCTAATACAACACAAGCTACAGCTGTAGTTTATGGTGAAACATCACCAAAAGGTGGAAATTCATTTGCAAAATATTTTACCAAAAAAGTAGTATTGACACCAGAAAATGATTCTGCAGATTTAAGAGTATACTATACTGCATACAAACCACTCGGAACAAGAATAGATGTATATTATAAAATATTAAATCGTAATGATACTAATAATTTTGAAGATATGTCTTGGCAATTAATGACACAAGTTTCGAATGGAAATGTATATTCACAATCAAAAACAAATTTAATTGAATTTGAATGGGCTCCAGGTACATTAAATAAAGCTGATAATTTTATTTCTTATACTAGTACCAATGGACAAAAATATAGTTCGTTTAGTCAATTTGCAATCAAGGTTGTAATGTCATCTTCTGATAGTACAATTGTTCCTATAATAACTGATATTCGTGCCTTAGCACTACCATCAGGAACAGGATTGTAATATGTTTGTAAAAGTAAGTGGAACAAATTTTGTAAGAGACACAGAAAGTATGGCTCTTACAAATACAAATGAAGCGGAAAGAAATGAATATATTTCTAAAGTAAAATTATTAAACAATCAAAAAAATGAAATAAATAAAGTTAAGTCTGAAATAAATGATATAAAATCCGATGTATCAGAAATCAAACAAATGTTATTAAAACTAATGGATAAAAAATAAAAAATGGCTAATACAGTTTCAACTATCACATACGCAAACACTTTTGGTGAATGGGTTGTTTCAACTCAAGGTGTTGTAACTGAAGTTAATACACTAGGTAAATCCAACTATACAAAAGATTCTGGTACATTATATTTAAATGAAACTACACAAAAGTCTTTAATAGCTAACGGAGATATTCTTGCTACTGCACAACTTTTGGTACAAGGTGTTGGTTCTTCTGCAACAATACAAAATAATTTAACTGTTGAAAAGCAAGTTTATTTTTCAAATACAACTTTAGGTCTAACAAATTCAGGTCAAGCAAATATAAATGGTCTTTTAGTTGCACAAGGACCAAACACTAGTTTATATGTTGCAAATAGCGCAACAGTCAATTCAAATCTTACAGTTAGACTTAACACCACTACAGATAAATTACAAGCAAATACATCTGTTAACACAGCAACTTTGCAAGCTGTAACTTCAATTTATACTCCAACAATTAGCGTTAGTGCAAACACATATACTGATAAATTGATAGCTAATACAAATGTTACAACACCAGACCTTGTTGTAAACGGTAAAACATATACAGAAAATTTACAAGCAAATGTAAATATTATAAGCCCAGACATTAATATTACCGGAACAACAACTACAAACATATTAAAATCTAACACAACTATCGATGCAAATGGTATTACTTTAAGTGGTAACACAATAACAAATAACTTAAAATCTAATAATTCAATCAATACTGCAATTTTGTATGTATCTAATAATATAGAGGCAGCAAATGCTGATGCTAAGTTTAATAATCTTTATGCAAATGGACAATTTACTGTTCAAGGAAATTTTGTATTAAATGGAGCTACAGTTTATAATTCACCAACATTTACGTTAAACTCAGGATCAGCTGTAGGTCTAAATTCTAGTATAGTTGTTAATAGAGGAACATCAGGCACAAATGCAGAGATTCGTTGGAATGAATCTAGTGCTTGGTTTGAATACAGAAATGTAGCAAACAATAATTATTATAGATTTATAACATCTGATATTTTATCAAATGACACAACTTCAACAAGCACATCAAATGCAGCATCAATAGGTTCTGTTAATACAGTAAACAGATTTGCACAAGCTGCTTATAATAAAGCAAATGCGGGTGGTCTAACACTTACTGGAACATCAGGTTTTTATACATCAAATAGTATAACACTTTCAAGTAATAACGGTGTAACGATTGTTGCTACAGGTTCAAATACATTTGCAATAAGCACACAACAAGATTTGAGAACTAGCGCTACTCCGAATTTTAGTACATTAACATTATCAGGTACGGCACTAGGAGAGTTTTCTGGAGGAACAGGTAGCCAAACATTTCAAGGAGCTTTCAATAACTTGATTAAAGCCGCTGCTGGTATCACTCCAGCAGCTGGATATGTCTTGTCAAGTGGTGGCGATGGAAACTATTCTTGGGCCGCTGGTGGCAGCGGTGGAGGTGGTGGTGCAACACCAGGAAGCACAATTGTTTCATCAAGATTATCTTATAGTGGTGATAATAGTACTACAAAATTTACTACACCTACATTCAATCAAAACAACCAATTAAGAGCCTACATCAACGGTGTAAGACAGTTTGAAAATCAATATCAAGCAAATACATCAAACTCAACAATTATTTTTTCAAGCGCACCACAGATTGGCGATTCAATTTTAATTGAAGTTGATGGGTATTTGTTAAGCCAAACATATTTCGCTAATAATATACCATTTACTGCACCAGTTGGTGGAATACCATCAACAGCAAATACAATTCAACTGGCAATAGAATCGGTAGAATCACGTAAAGCATCCCTCGCAAATGTATCTACATTTTCGGCTGATGTTCGTGGTATAACGATGGCAGCAGGAACATCCAATACTTCTTTTGCAACAACAGCTTACGTTCAAAATTTGGCAAATAATTCAGGTACTTTGACCACGAATATCACAGGAAAAGCCGGTTCTATCAATCCACAGACTTCTCAACCAAATCTAGTTTACGCTACTCAAACTTCAGGTCAAGTACACAGTCAATTATTCCGTCCAATGATAAAAGCTGATCTGCCAGTTGACTTGACTGGTCCTTTTGGCACAGGTACAGTGGGTTATGTTTGGGCATCACCATCTGTGGATAGTGATGATGGTAACGGCACCATGACATCAGGCGTATCATTCCGTCGGTTAGTCGCTGGTGATATTCCATCTTTACCATATCTGTCATCTTCGACTACTGTATATTCAAGTGCTTATATTGGTACTACACAAGTTTTATTTAACCGATCAAGTGGAGTTCTTTCATTAGCTGGTGTGAGTATTGATGGAACCGCAGCGTTTGCAACTACTGCAAATTCAACACTTACATCTGCTAATTTCCAGATGAATGCGCTTGGTGTTGGTACAGCTGCTTCAACTGTAGCTGGTGAAATTCGTGCTGCTAATAATATTACTGCTTATTATACTTCAGATAAAAAATTCAAAGAAAATATTCAAGATATACCAAATGCTTTGAATAAAGTTGAATCAATTGGTGGTAAATTATTTGATTGGACTGATGAATACATACAAGAACATGGTGGTGAAGATGGATATTTTGTACAAAAATCCGACTTTGGTGTTATTGCTCAAGATGTAAAACAAGTATTTCCTGTTGCAACAAGAATTAAAGATGATGGTACATTAGTAGTTGATTATGAAAAACTTTGTGCTTTGGCATTTGCTGCTATTAAAGAACTTAAAGAAGAAGTTGAAATATTAAAAGGACAAATTAAATGACAACAAAAGTCACGCCATCAGTATTAGCAAACACAGCAGTAACACCAGGAATTTATGGAGCTTCAAACACATTAAGCACCTTTACTGTTGATGGTCAAGGAAGATTAACATCTGCAGCAAACGTATCAGTTTCTACAATCACTTTAAGTTCTGGTCAGATAACAGGCCTTGCTACTTCAGCAACTACTGATACAACTAATGCAGCTAATATTTCTGCTGGAACATTAAGTGTATTAAGGTTGCCAACTTCTGGTGTAACAGCCGGATCATCAGGTAACGCAACTGTGGTACCAGCAATTACTGTTGATACTTATGGCAGAATAACGTCATTAACTAATACTGTAATAGCAATTTCTACTGCAAATGTATCTGGCTTAGTATCCTCAGCAACTACTGATACTACCAATGCAAATAATATTTTAACAGGTACATTAAATTCATTGAGATTGCCAACTTCTGGTGTAACAGCCGGATCATCAGGCAGTTCAAATACAATACCAACAATTACAGTTGATCAGTATGGTAGAATAACCTCATTAGGAAAAGCTAGCATAGCAATCACTACTGCAAACGTATCTGGTCTTGCTACTTCAGCAACTACTGATACAACTAATGCAACAAATATTATTTCTGGCACATTAAGTTCAGCTATTTTACCTAGTGGTGTTTTGAATAGAACTTACGCAAGTGTCAATGGAGGTTCAGCTAATCCTGCAAACGGCACTGTTAATAATTTTGAATGGACAGGAATACCATCGACTGCTAAAAATATTCAAATAATTATATCGGAATTGACAATGGTTAGTGGATCAAATCTACACCTTCAACTATCATCAAGTGCGACATATCCAGCCGCTGGAAGTTACACAGGAGTTCATGGAATTAATAATAATACTGGATCAAGTGTTTACTTATTTTCAGGAGTAAATGCATTCGTACTTTCATATGGTGCAGCATTAGCTACGTCAAAACTTGGTGGAATAGTAACTATTTCAAATTTAACTGGTAATCTTTGGGTTATTACTTCAACTCTTTATAATACTCTTGCATACAGTGCGTCTCCTAGTGCTTACATCAAACATACATCAGGATCCATAACATTATCAGGCACTTTAGATCGTATAAAATTATTAACTGGTGACGGAACACCAAACTTCAATGGTGGTTCTGCTATCATAGCATACAGTTAACTAAATAATAAAACAACTTAGAAAAAATCATGGCCGCAGGTTATACCGAATTATTTTTAGAGCAAGGTGCTACCTTCAATACTTCACTAACACTCAATGATGTGAGTGGTGGATTATTGAATTTAACTGGATATACTGCTTCTTCTCAAATGAGAAAATCTTATTATTCTTCTAATGCAGCCGCAACATTTTCTGTTTCAACTGGTACGTATCCTTCTAATGGTGTGATTACAATGTCAATGACTTCTTCTAATACAGCAAATATTATTCCTGGAAGATACCTTTATGATGTTTATATTAAAGATAACAATTCTGATAATAGAATAAGAGTATTAGAAGGCATCGTAACTGTAACTCCTCAGGTGACCAAAACAGCCGGAATGTTGTAATGGCCGATGTTGGAAATATAGTTGTAACCGTAAATCAAACACCGACAACAAATGTAACTGTTGGATCGGTTAGTATAGGCGTAAATCAACAAACATCCCAACAAGTTCAAAAAATACAATACAACACAGGTTTAAGTCCTAATGTTACTATTGGAACAGTTGGTGTAGGTGTAAATCAACAAACACCACAACAAGTTCAAAGTATACAGTATATTCCTGGTTCAAGTCCTGGTCTCGATGTTGCTCAAAATGCATTAAATACAGCCAATAGTGCATTAATAATAGCAACAAACTCTTATACAGCTGCAAATAATTCTGCAAATTCGGCAGCATCAGCAAATACATCTGCATCATTAGCGGCTAACTCAGCAAATTTGGCTGTATCAACAGCTGCAAAAGTAAATTCAGCTTTTGATAAAGCCAACACAGCATATGATTTAGCGCTTTCTGCAACACAAGGATCATTAGATCCATATGCAAGATTATTGTCACAATCAGCATACGATAAAGCTAATGCAGTCAACACTCTAGCGCAATCAGCATACAATCAAGCCAATAACGAACCAATTGGTACTGCTGCATTTACTAAAGCCAATACAGCAAACACTTTAGCACAAGCCAGTTTTAATCAAGCCAATGGTTCATACAATCAAGCCAATACAGCCAATACTTTAGCACAGGCTGGATTCAATCAAGCCAATGGTGCATATAACCAAGCTAATACAGCCAACACTCTAGCACAGGTTGGATTTAATCAGGCTAATAGTGCATTTATTCAAGCTAATACAGCAAACACTTTAGCGCAATCAGCATACAATCAAGCCAATAACGAACCAATTGGTACTGCTGCATTTATTCAAGCTAATACGGCTAATACTTTAGCACAGGCTGCATATGATTTAGCACAATCCGCATCACAAGGATCTTTAGACCAAATAGCAAGAACATTAGCACAGGCTGGATTTAATCAGGCTAATGGTTCATACAACCAAGCAAATACAGCCAATACTTTAGCACAAGCTGGATTTACTCAAGCCAATACGGCTAATACTTTAGCACAATCAGCATATAACCAAGCTAATGGTGCATTTATTCAAGCAAATACGGCTAATACTTTAGCACAAGCTGGATTCAATCAAGCAAATATAGCAAACAACTTAGCGCAAGCTGCATACAATCAAGCCAATGGTTCATACAATCAAGCAAATACAGCCAATACTTTAGCACAAGCTGGATTTACTCAAGCCAATACGGCTAATACTTTAGCACAGGCTGGATTTAACCAAGCAAATACGGCTAATACTTTAGCGCAAGCCAGTTTTAATCAGGCTAATGGTGCATTTAACCAAGCCAATACAGCAAACAATTTAGCGCAATCAGCATATAACCAAGCTAATACAGCCAATACTTTAGCACAAGCTGGATTCAATCAAGCAAATATAGCAAACAACTTAGCACAATCAGCATATAATCAAGCCAATAATGATGTTACCAATATAATAATAACATCCGGTACTTATGGTAACTCTACATACGTTCCAGTAGTTACTGTAGCTGCTAATGGTAGAATCACTAATATTGTTAATACTGCTATAACAGTTAGTGGTGGCGGTGGCGGAGGAGTATCTGCATCTGGTTACTTATCTAATTCTATTATATTTGCTAATACAACAGGGTACCTATCAAATACTTCAAACTTACAATTTATAAGTTCTAATAATACTTTAATATCTTCTAACATAAAATCAACTACTGGATTTATATTTCCAGATGGAACAGTACAAACAACAGCTGGTGGTGCCGGATTATCACCAGGTATAGTGACAGCAGGAACTTATGGTAATACTAGTTATGTTCCAGTAATTACTGTTGACACTTATGGTAGAGTTACTAGCGTTGTTAACACTGCTATATCAGGCGGTTCATCTGGAATATCTAACTTATCTGTTGGTTTAAATACGTTACAAAATGTTTTTTCATTTATAGCAACACCAAGTCAAAATACATTTACTTTACCAGGTTCAAATACATATACACAAAATCTTATTTCTGTTTATATAAATGGATTTTATTCAAATCCAAAAACTTATACCGCTAATACAGGCAATACTGTTGTATTTGATACAACATCAACTCAATTTTTTGGAGGAGAAGTTGTTGATGTTGTTTCTTTAACACCAAGCGTTGGAATAGCTTCTTCATTTGGTTATCAAGCAAACTCTATCATATTTGCTGATGCAACAGGATACTTATCAAATACACCAAACTTGCAATATGTAAGTTCTAATAATACTTTAATATCTTCTAACGTAAAAGCATCTGGTACTGGTTTTGTATTTCCAGACGGAACAACACAAACAACAGCCGTAGCTTCTTCAAACTCATCACAAAATGTTTTTTCATTTATAGCAACAACAAACCAAAACGTATTTACTTTACCTGGAGCAAATACATATACTCCAGGTCTTGTTTCTGTTTACGTAAACGGTTTTTTGATAAACCCATTAAATTATATTGCTAATGATGGTACTACTGTTACACTAAATACATCAACTCTAATTTTTGGAGGAGAGATTGTTGATGTTGTTTGTTTATTATCAAAAAGTTTAACTTCAGGAACTGTTTTTAGGATTACTAAGACTTTAACTTCAACACCACCAGAAAATGCAATAGAAGGAGATACGTGGTTGGATACGTCAACAGGAATTTGGTCAATGTATCTTGTAGCTGGTAATGGTGTAGCAAATACTGGCTGGGTTGAATTTGGGAGACCATAATGTCATATGATTTATCGCCGGCCGCTAATAGTACACTTAGGTTACTTGGTAATAAACAATATATTTACAATTCAGCAGCAACTCGATGGGAACGTGTAATTGCTGTGCCACCTACTGCCGTGATTACATCTAACTATGACGGTAAGGCTGATGGAGCTCAGATAGTAGCCGGACAACAAGTACAGTTGTTAATACAATGGAATCAGCCTGTTAATACGAGTCAATTCACAGCCAATATGTTAAGTTTAACTGGTAATACAGCAGCACTTTCATCATTTGCACAAGATACTACTGATCCTTCACTTTACAAAGCTAACTTTTCTTTTACTGGTGCCTTAGGACAAGTATATATTCCAGCAAATTCAGTAGTTGTTAACAATCTAAAAAATTCGGTTATCTATTCCGAAGCACTCGCCGGTGCTTATTTACCTTATGCAACTTTAAGAGTTGAGTCTTATTCAAGTCAAGCAAATCCTGTTTATACATTTTTTGATCCAAATTTTAGTAATTCAGTTAGACAATTTACAAATAATATGAGTGGTACATCTTTCAATAATGTAAGTAACCGAAGAATTAAAATTTCTCTTATTAATATGGGAGCAAACGGTGTTGCCATCACCGGGACGGCAGGTCTTATTGGAAGTGATATTGTAAGAACTTCATCTGTTTTTCCTTCTCCTGGTATTACGCAACTGCTGGTTAGTACATCCTTATACACTACAAATAATAATACAACAATCGCATCTGCTACTTCTAGTGTACGTTATGCAGATATGTTTATTAATAATACATATTATTATCTAGATTATCTTTTTCAATTATCAATTCCTGCAAGAGCTTATCAAGACATTAGTAGTACCATATTTAATGTTCCTGTTTCGCCAATTTATTTTAATCGCATTTGGTACGTTAACAACATCGGCATTTATGCTTTAATGGCTAGAAAATCAGGAACAAATAACGGTGTACTTAAAATATACATAGATAAATTTGGATCATTAGTTTCCAACGTAAATCAAAGTGTGATTACATTAAATTCGGGCGGAACATTAGGTACTTTAACTCTTACATCTAACACAAAAATTGACGCTAACGCTATGTTTGGTAATTTATTTGTTGCTGACTATACTGTTCCTGCAGGTAGTACAGATTATACAGAAACTATTACCATAGGATCCAACCTTTTTACAATACCTCCTGCAAATTTAAGTAGTTCTACTATAAACGGCATTCCTTATACAGTAGATCCAATTTCTGCAGGCGGTGTGCTCGGTGCACAACCTATTTATTACTCGGCGATTACTAGTAGTGGAACATCTATTAATAATAATGTTTTTCGTTCACCTGTGTCACTCACAGCGGTAGATCCAGTAGACGGAGGAACTGCAACTAGTGGAGTTAATTTATCTATTAGTCTTCCGAATCGAGGAACTTTTTTTACAAATACTTCTGTAACTGGAATTCGTATATACACAGGTAACACCGCAGCAAATGGCGGGAATTTAATATATGCTAATACTACACCAACACGACAGGACGGTACAGGTTTAAATTTAAACTTTCCCATAAATTTACTCAGCAACGGATCTGTATTTACCTCAAATACAAAATATTATGTTTCAATTCCGGCAAATCAATATTATGATGATTATGGTAATAATAGTTTAGCTTATAATTATAGTTTTACAATGGGATATTTTGGAGCATTAACTCTTGTATCTTCCAGACCAACGAATGGTTCAACAGATTTTGGTGCTACATTACCATTTAGAATTAATTTAAGCCAAGATGCTTATTCCACAAATACTTCTGTGAAATGGGTTTTATATACTGGTAGTTTAGGAGGAACTGTATTTGCAACCGGTAATGTTTCAGTTTATAATAAATATGTTGATCCAGAAAACTCAAGCAATCCAAATACTGATAGAGCCGTAATTATTGATAATTATCCTCGATTGGTTGCAAACACAAAATATTATCTTTCAATTCCTCCTGGTGCATACTCTGATATTCTTCATGTTAAAAACGATACATTTAATTCTAGCTTTACAACAATAGATCAAGGACCACTTACACTTACGGCTGTATCTCCATTGGATGGCGGAACTGGATTTAATGGTGTTGATGTAATTACTCTCTCTTTAAACAGAGATGCTTATTCCACAAATACTTCTGTGAAATGGGTTTTATATACTGGTAGTTTAGGAGGAACTGTATTTGCAACTGGCAGTGTTCCATCTACTAATAGGAACGTAAGTATTAGTAATTATCCTGCAATGTCTGAAAATACAACTTATTATCTTTCAATTCCTGCTGGAGCATATACTGATAGATTATTTGTTGATAGCAGTGCATATAGTTTTAGCTTTACAACTGCAAGTGCTTCACCAGGTGATTATTTGTATACTCCTAGCGTCGGTTATTATACTACAACATTTAAAGTGCCAGGATTTATTACTAGCATAAGTGCTGTTGTAATAGCTCATGGAGGTGCAAGTAGTGGTACGAACAGCCAGACATATTCTGATGACCCAGATTATGGTGTGTATATTAACAAATATGGTGCACCTGGCGGTGGCGGCGGCGGCCTCGCTTACAGAAATAATATTTCTGTTACACCAGGAGAAGTTCTAACTTTGAGAATGGATTACTACGGAAGCGTCTGTGGTATATACCGTAACGGTGTATACGGTACACCACTATTAGAGGCATATTCTGGCAGATATTCAACGTTTACTTCAGATACAATAGGTATTGGTGGATCCGGCGGTGCCATTGATAGGTTTATTTATGCTGGTGGCGATGGCGGTTCTGGTGGCAACATGACTAATAGATTAAATACCGGAGGATCCGGCGGTGGTGCTGCGGGTACATATTATGGCACCGGCGGTTCCGGCGGCGATGGTGTTGTTTCTGGTGCTGGCATTGCTGGTACTACCGGCGCTAATAATAGTACAGGAGGAACTGGTGCTTCATTCGTAATCGCTGGTCAAGAAAACTTCACGGGCGCCGGTGGAAGAGGTACCGGATCTAGCCTTTATGGTCCAGATGATAGCCGTAAATATTATGGATCTGGAGGAGGAGGTTGGTGGAACGGATCATATGCATATGATTATGATACAACTATCAAAGTCCAACCTGGATCGGGTGGTATTCGAATTGTTTGGGGTGCTGGCAGAGCATTCCCTAACACAAATATCTCAACAAGTTCTTCATAATTGAACAGTTATAAATACTTAATAACTTTAAAATAAAAAAATG